GAAACAGCAGAAGTAGCTGTGGAGGATGCAAAGAAGTTAGGAACTAGAGAGTCTGTTGAGACTGCAAGGAAAGCTATTGAAGATGCAAGAAAAGCTGTTGAAGCTGTAAAAACTACTAAAGCTGCGGAAGGGGTATCTGCAAAAGGTGCTGGAGCGATGGAAGAAGCCGGAGCAATGGAGGGGGCTGGAGCAGCTGGGGGTATTGGAGAGTTAGCTGGTGCCATAGTCCCTATAGTTGGAATAGCTGTGGCTGTGAAGGAGGCTCTTAAACAACTTCGTGAAGGTGTTATGAGTAGTATTCGTGCAATGGGAGACTTTACAGCCGCTGTAGTATCATCAGATGAAAACGTTGCTAATAACATCGGTAGGTTAGGAGAGGGTGCAAAGGCGGTAGGTGATAAATTATTTGATGTTGCACCTGTTGTTAGTATCTTTGTAAGTGCTATAGGAGAAGGAGCCACACAACTTGGTCGGGTGATGAAGGAACTTGATAAGTCTGTAGAGCGCTATGGTGAGTATAGCCCAGTTATAGCTCAGGCACAGGCAGTAGCCGAGATACGTCAGACGATGGGAGACCTTAGACGTGCCCAAGAAGTTGGAAAGACGATGGCACAGTATGTAATGGCTCAGAGTGATTTGCAGCAAAAGTTTGAGGACATAAAAGTTAAATTGATGGTAAAAATAATACCCATTATCACTCGAATACTTGAAGTATTGGAGTTTATCATGCCATCTGGTGAAGGGATTGAGAATGCTATAAATGCTCTGCTTGCCCCACTTAAGGCAATACCAGGGGCAACAGAGTTAATTGCTCTGACGTTACAAGAGAATATGCGTCCGCCTATTGATGACCCAACTAGCATACTGTTCAAAGAAGGTGGAGAAGGTGTATTAGTACCTCACAGGTGAAAAAATTAGAGCAAAGTAATAACAGAAATTGAGACAACTATGGCTCTGCCGACGTTTAACTTTACTACTGGACCCTCAACGTTAATGGATATAGGAACACTTTCCTATAATGGATGTGTATTCTCACCACTGTTTGTCACAACAGTAAGTGGAAAAGCCGTAAAAGACAACGCTCAGCGTACTGTAAAGTATATGGAATACTTAATTACTGCTGACGGGTATGTGACAGCTCCTACTAATGTTGCTCTAACTGGGGTAAATGCAACTACTGCGCAGCTACGTAACTTATTAACTGCTCAAGGGGGCGCTTTCGTTTATGAAGGACGAGGTTGTGACATAGTGGTTAATCCAGCTGGTGGAGGTGCTGGGGTAGGAGATGTTGTATGGGGACCAGTTCCAGAACTTCTAGAGTTCCAACCGCTTGGAGGTGGATTATGTGCAAAGGTTCAATGGCAAGTTAAAGTTCACATCACTGAGGTTCCACAATCTAAAGGAGGAAGCTTTGTTACTTTAGCCGCTTTAGCCCCCACACTACTCCAGTTTAACTATGAAACAGTTGTAACCTACACTGAAGATGGGTTTAGCGTATTATCTGCGAGTGGTACACTAGAGATACCTATGACACGAGTACCATCTCAGAAAACGCGAACACTGACTACAACGGTAGACGCTTTACGTTCGCAAATAGAAACTAGAGTTATGACGGGTATTGATCTGACTAGATTCCATGTTACAAATCGAGAGTTTCATGTATCACGTGACAAAAGGACTATGGATTGGAGCTTTACAGTTGAAGAGAAGCCGTATATGGACTTACCACAGGACTGCACTATTGCACGTGGTACTTATAACGTACGACCTGCTAGAGCTGGTATGGGTCTTTGTTCGTGGCTCTGTACACTACGAGCAACATATGTAGTTCGTGGTCCATTTAGAAGTATAGACGGGATAAATAACAAGCCGAGGCGTCTTGCTTGGCTTGCTTTTTTAGCGTTGTTGCGCCTACGTATGGGGCAGTCTGTGCTTGGGAATGTTGTTCCAGATGTAAAGGGCAACCAGAATCCGGCAGCAGCACCAGTAGCCAACATACTTGGAGCTGGTTTACTCCTTTCAGCAGCAGCAAGTTGGAAAACGTTTCTTAACAAACAGACGCAGGCTCTGGGACCTACAGGTCCAGGAGCAAATGCTTGGTTAATAGACTTCTCATTTGACGAAGGGCTATATCTAGACTCAAAGACAACATCGTTCTCCGCAACATGGCGACTCGTTACTACATTTAGCCACATACTACTTGCTAGCGGTCTTTGGAAGAAGTTGCCAGAGCAAGATGCACAAGGGAATAATATATGGGCAACCTCAATGAATAGTGTATCCAAATCACAATCGTGGTTATTAAACCAACTTGATCCTAAGTTGGACGTAATTGTAGACTTTGGTGGTGGGTAAGATGCCATTCACAAGGAATAATACTGCACTAGGTAGTACAAAAAAGACTGACTTCCTTACAGGTCAGTCCGATCTTGCTATTGGAACCTCTATTGAGAATAATGTTCTGCTTCCCTGGCCTTCAAACCCATTGTCGTCTTGGGTATACTTTGATTGCGCTGTTGGTGTAATGCTTGACTCAGGGATAGTAATACATAATCGACTACCACAAGTAAACAATAGATATGATACAATAGCTGTGGCAAATTTAGATGACCAAAACTATGACAGTTTCACTGGATTTGGTGTGAACTTAAAATGTTTGGACCAGTATACAGATATTGTCCAACGTATGGGGCACTCAAGATACTGGTTTAGAATATGGGGTCAGGCGCTCAGAGTTGGTTATCAGGTGCCTATACCTGGAATTAAGTTAATAGGTGGTACACCCGCTATCCCTTATGACAGAAATCCTCAGTGGGGATATAACAGAATAGCACCGGGTGGAAATTACTCAGGAGTTATACTATGGCACGCTCAATGGTCGCTTTGGTACACAACAGCTGTTCCTCCAACTAGTCAAACCATACCCGCAGCTGACCCGTCAGCACATATTAGTGGAACCACACTACCACCAAAAGGTATACAAGCTCCATATAGTCAGCCAGATGATAATTCAGAGAACACAGTGTCTTTTCAGGGTATAACTACAAAATGAACACAACACAAGCTCAACCTGGAACTAATGGTGACGTAAATATAAATAACGTTGCTGATATACTTGAGGAAGAAGTAACTGTTGGATATCGTCCAGTCATGCCACTTGAATCTCTATGGCTCTCTGGCGCTGATATGCCTCAGATTACTCTTCGCCGAGACCTAGAGTTTATGCAGATGCACCCGGTCGTAATGACAGCGTTAGAGTATTATAAGTCAGGTATCTATGGTGCAGAGTTCTGGGGTGGACCCGATCATATCAACAAGGATAACTTGGAAGGCAAGCCAATATCTACAAACTCTCAAGTGGCCGATTTTGTACTATCACACGTTGAAAAGTTTTGGCAAAACGGAATGCCTTTACTTCAGGAGGGTTACGCCTATGGATGGTCTGCTGGGGAGCATATCTATAAAGAAGCAGCCGGGTACATGACTTGGTCCCGCTTAAAGGACTTTCATCCGAATGACTCTTTTATATTATCACTTGGGTATAACCCAATAGGTGTCCGAGTAAAGAACATACGAGATAAACAACCGGTTGACCTCTGGTATGCAAGTGGGGCAATACCGGCTAAAGCTTGTTGGTATCCTCATAGACCACGATTTAACTCTCACTACGGAAGATCACAACTGATGGGTGCATGGAGACCTTGGCGTCGACTAGGTTGGCGTGATGCAGTAGAACAGGTGATTGATGCTGCTGTATACCGTGCAGGATACAGAGGTCCAATAGTTCGTCATCCAATGGAAGACATGCAAACTGCCAAGACTGGTATACCAGCTACACAACCTGACAGCGCTGGTAATCCTCGACGTAACGCTCGTGATGTAGCACGTCAGTTAGTGGAATGGGCAAAGGCGGGTGCTGGATTTACCCTCTCTAGTGCTAAATACTCACCGGCTATGGGTGGAGGAGACAAATGGAGTATAGAATGGCCTGAGCATGTTATGGATGTACGCCCGCTTATTGAAGCTGCAAAGTATCTCGAAGAGCAAATAATGCTAGGTGTAGGTGTTCCTCCTGAGTTGGTACGCGCTGCTGGAACAGGTACTGGATACAGTGGACGCTCAATACCACGCGAAGCATTCCTAGAGAGACAACAGGTGGTTGCTGAGGCAATGCTTAAGTTGTTTATAGACCAAGTTGTTCGACCACTGGTTCTATGGAACTTTGGAGATATACCGTTCAACATTTGCTGTAGAAGTTTACTGACCTCTCAAGCAGAGGCGAAGCAAGGTGGTATGCAACCGGGTGGACCTATAAACTTTAATCGTAGTGACGCTGCTAAACGTGCTTGGAGACTGAGAAAGATAAACCAGCCACCACAGGAGCAGCAACCTACTCAAACACCACGTGTTAATCAAACTTCACCCATGCCAGCGATGTCGCTTGAAGCTAATGAAAAGGTACTTCAGATAGTTAGAAATGTGCTCTCAAGAGTGGCATAAGATGCAACCTACAGAAACTGAATTAGCTCTATGGGCGAATCAAGTCATGGTTGACTGTCTTATAGAGGCTAATGGAGACGTAAACGTTGGGCTTGCTGCGGCAGCATACATACTTGAGACTCAGTCGATACCTCTTGCAGTAGACCCACGTGGGCACCACCATAGGGGTAAAGGTGGAGCGCAAGGTGGACAGTTTACTAGTCCAGGGGTAGGTGAAGGTGACATTGGGCCAGCTACAGGACACCCAAAAACAGCAGGAGGTAAAGGTGGACAATCAAGTCAATCAAGATCAGGAGGATCAGGAACTGTTCGACAATCTAATGCAGCAGGGCAAGGAGTGGAAGGAGCACCTGGAGCAGCCAGTGATGCAGGCGCTGATAAAGGAGGGCAAGCTCAAGCCCAGCAGACTGATATTGGGACTGGTGGAAGCGTACAACGAGCACCTAAAGAGCAATCCGCCGCAATTGCCAGGATAGACAAGCTAAGTAGTTGGGCTAATAGAACAGGCAAGTCATATATATCAATGTGGCTTGGAGACTTAAAATCGCACGTCAACAAGTTTGGTGTAGAGCACTCACTTAAGAGTATGGAGCGTGAAGCTCCAACAGGCGGTAAGCGCGAACCTGTAGTGTACGACCCAGGAGAGGAGTATCCACAAGACTGGAATGAATATGTTCGTGGGTACCTAAACCACTATGGGATAACTTCTCTTTATGACTTACCTAAAGCATCAAAACCGATGGATACTAGCTCTTCTGGTGATACAGTTGGTTTACGTCATACTACTGACGCCGTTCTACCAGAGGGAGTGCCAACAAAGGCAGATGCTGATGGCTTAGTATGGTTCTTTGATGGACCAGGGTATGGTAGCTATGGTAAGCATGAATACAAGCTCTCAATTCCAAAGGATAAACTCCTTGATTTGGACGATCTCGAACACCCTGAAATACTCAAAGAATACCTAGCTACTTATAAGTCACGTTCAAAACAGAAGGAACACGAGTTTGCAACCAAAAAGGGATTTTGGGCTATTAAACGCGGCCAAGACATAGCGATGACACCAGAGCGCGCTAAAGCTCTAATGCAACTTAATGCCCAACCGCCAAAGCAGAAGGTTATATCTACTCTTACGCCTAAAGCTCGTGAGAGTCAGGAAGAACCAGCATATCCAGAACATACACAGATAGCCTTCAGACCAGCGGAATCTGGACTGACTGATAAGCTTAAAGAGGCTAAACATATACCCGGCTTAGAGAGTAGTGAGGACCTTAATGTAATAATAGGAGCACCAGTAACTCACATAAATGACTCTGTTGTTAAAACACTTGATGATAGATATGGTAAAGATGCTTGGATAATAAAACCATATACTGGGGATGCGTTTGCTGGACATGGTATCTTCTTTCCTGAGAGAGTAGAAGAGTTCCAAAAGCAGCAGAAAGAGCTTATGTGGGATGCTGAGAGAAGTCTAGCCTCTACCGGACTTAGTATGGTAAAAGACCAGAAAACTGGAGTTGTTTCTGGGGTACAGAATGAGCAAGGAGACTACTTTAACCTTGACTCTCCAGAATATGCTAAGTTAGCTCAAACCAACCACGCGCTTGCAAACTTGTCAATAGCACACATGAGGGGGGCTACCAAGGGAATACCACTTTTGGACCGTGAAGGTATGGTCACTGGTAAAGGCTACATGGCACAGCCTGCATACCAAGCTATAAGTCAAGCAGAGAAAGCGTCACGAGCTGAAGGAGCGCCTTACGCACACACTGAAGCCCGTGTACACGTTATAACTAACAAGGGACAAGCTCAAGTTGTTCCTTATGGGACTTTTTACAAGAGACGTCCATTTCCTATAGTTTTTCAAGACAATGACAGCAGAGAGATAGAAAGAGTAGCTCACGAAGCCGTAATGAACGTACCTGAGTCTGAACGCCAAGGACACGTTTATGCCCCAGACGTAATAAAGACTCCACAAGGATATAAAGTAGTAGAGCTGAATCCGTCTAACGAGATAGGGAGTAGTGGACACTTAGGAAGTAACCCACTTATTATAGACGCCTATGTCTCTGCTCTTCAAGGACATAAACCGGGATTCGCTCAATTTATTGAAAGAGTATTAACTAAGAAGGGAGCCAAGAGTTCAGAAGCTGCGCTTAGCATGTTCTTTGCCTTCGACATTTATAACAAGCAAGCTCAAGGTATCCTGAACCGTGCTCTCAAAGCGGCTAGAGGATTAAGTACCCAAGCCAGAAAAGACTTGGAAAAGGCGTTAAAGAAAGGACCGACTGATAGTGGTGAAGCAATTCTAAAGTTTATAGATAAATACCGTCTACAACTTTCTAGACTTCTCAGCACAACACAACTTGCCTCGCTATTAGAAGGCGCTCGTGAAGTGGCTATTGGTCTACCTACACTTGCAACCTTTCCTGGTGCAGTGCCTCCTCCTCCGTCACTTGAGCCAAAGGAAGCAGTCAAGTTAGTAGAGAAAATAGCCAAGTTGAGAGACGAGGCGAGAGCTAGGGCAATATACAACTTACCAGAGGACCAACAGACCTACGTCCAACAGTCCATACTCGCAGAAGAGGCAAGCACTCCAATAGTCCCACCGGCATTCACTCCTCCATCCCCTCCAGAGGGATCGCCCGAAGAGATTCACTTCCCAACTATAGAGAACGCAGTAAAGCACCTCTCTGAGAAGAACGTATTAACTCGTGAACGATTCGACGCTGTTGACGCTGCTACTAAGGCTAAGTCATTTACTGTAGCTAGTGTAGACGCTGAAGAAACTCTGACTAAGATACGTGACGAACTTGCAGAGAACGTAAGGACCGGAGCCAGCTTCGAGAAGTTCAAGGAGAATGTATTGGACGCAGTAGACCAAGGAACCTTTTTGTCCGATGCCCACATGGAGACTGTGTTCCGCACAAACGTTCAGAGCGCTTTCTCCGATGGACAGATGGCGGTCTTAAACCACCCACTGGTACGAAGTGGATTCCCATATGCCGTTTACGACTCCATCCACGACAATCGGGTTAGAGACGAGCATCTGGCGCTAGATACACTAGGAATAGACGGGACGAATATATACCGCATAAATGACCCAGTGTTTCAACTCTTTAGACCACCTTGGGACTATAATTGTCGTTGTTCATGGATACCTATAACTGTCCGACAAGCCTCGGAATCAGGCATTGCGGAAGCCCAGGACTGGCTTGAGACTGGCATAGAACCTGTACCACCTGCGTTCGTACCAATGCCAGACTTCCAACCACCAGCTGGCTTTCGGAGAACTATAGAATCCACACCCCTATCCATACAACTATCAATGCAGTCGCTATTATACTTTTCTCTCAAAGAGGATGACAAGCCGGAAGAGGAGACAGAGACTTCATTGCTCTACGGACAATCCGATGGTGCTAGTCCAGCTACTGGTGGGGCTACTGACACTGCTAGAGACCCTACTCCAGGAAGGCGTGTAACCCGTGTAGGACGTCGACGCTTTGACTATAAGAGGAAGACTACTAAGAACAAGATAAAGAAGAAGTCAAAGAGAAAGTGGGTATACTCACCCGCTCTATCAGTTGATCCATACGGACATGAGCATGTAGAAAGTGGACCAAAGGGGGGACAATTCACTCCAAGAGGTACAGGTGGAAGTCCTGCGTCAAAAGGACCGCAGCGTGTCGTATCACCTCAACCTAGCTCTGGGGTGATACAACCAGTGCAACCTAAGACTATTACATTTAAGAAGGGAGCTGACCGTGACCCTTCTATTGTAATAGTTAAGCGCCCTATACATGAATCAACTAAAGACATATTGACTGGTATTGCTTCACTTGTTAAGAGTGGAGAAGCAATAAATACAGCTAATGGTCGTCGAGTTACTCTTCCGGCACTATATTCCGTATTAGCCAACTCTAAAGGAGTGAAGAATTATCCAGTTCGTCAGTTTGTTAGTGATCTGATTACTGTTTGTAGAAGTTCTGCGAACCTAAATACAGCAACACTTAAGGTGGAGCCAGCAGTTATTGAGGCAAGTAAAAACCCAAAAAAGTCCATATTTTTTCCACACAACGTAAACCTCCCACTCGGAGAAGGTAGTTATTATCAAGCAGTTACGTTTAATAATAGTAATATGAATGAGTTTTGGAAGATAATGAATCAACAACCAGAACCACAAGTAGGCTTATCAGTAGACCCGCGTGGCCACCATCACAGGGGAAAAGGTGAGCAAGGAGGTCAATTCACTTCACCCGGAATTGGAGAAGGCAATGTCCCGATTGAGGAGAGGCACACAGTCAGGAACCCAGCAGCCGCAAAAGACGCCGCTAGAGCGCATCGCAGAATCAGGAGAGGCAGCAGCCAAGGAGGGACTGAAGGAGTCCCTAAAACTGACACCGGAGCAGCGCAGACTATTCAGCCGGCGCAACCAGTTACAGATCCAAGGCTTGAGGGAACTGCTGGATTCACGAGAGCAAGAGAACTCTTCGCCAACATAAACAGTTTAAGAGGATTAGCTAGCTCAGGTGACCCAGAGTATATGAGTCATTTGATGGAGCACCAGAAGAGAGTTCTGAAGACAGCAAGGCAAACAGGTACATTTGTAAAAAAGACTAAGTTTGCAAACATTATCAACTCTTCAGAGGACGTTGGTGGTGGCGAACATGAAGTGTATGAGGATGTAATAAACAATAGGTACTATAAGTTTACAAGATCAAGTATGAACGCTGGGTTCGGTCTTGATGACGACGTCCATCAGTACCTTCAAAGACTAGAGACTGCTAGTAAGTTATGGCCTTCACTTGGATACAAGTTTGAGGGTATTACTAAAAGTGAAGGCGAAGAGTACAAGGGTAGAATAATAGGAAGAGGGCGTCCTCAAGTTGTAATATCTATGAACCGTATTGAAGGAGACCACCCAGAACAGGAAGAGATACATCAGTGGTTTCTAAATAATGGTTGGGAGATAGCAAGCACTCCATTTGTACCTAGTAAAGACATGCCTAACAGACGTCTAAAGAAAGGTGACCGCGCTTTTCTCGACTGGAGAGACCCGCAGTCGGGAACAGTAGTCGGCGACGCTCATATAGGAAACTTTATAAAGACTAAAAGTGGGAATCTAGCTCCTATTGATGTAACTATTACTCTAGGGCCGTCAGGACCACAACCACCTACGCATAGGACGCAAGCGCCCAAACAGGAGTAAACCTATGAACCGTTTGTAGGATTTCGTTATAACCGCCCACGTTGCATTCTACCGGTGCCGAGATAGCTCCTCGGCCCGTTCCCCTCCCCTACCCGCCCGGCCGCCTCTACAGGCGGCGTGGAGCTATTACAGGGCATCTGGGCGGGCCATCTGGGCGGGCCGTTTCATCCGCTACGCGAACGGCTTCTAGCAGAGTGTAAAACTGAGGCTACTTAAATGGAAGAAGCGTACGGCACAGAACCACCTGACAACTATGGATGGACTGCTGCCGGTCCTATGAGGTGGATTCGTCCTAAACGTCGTAATCGTAAGAAGCCACTTCCAACTCATAAAGACGGCCCTAACGTAGCTATAATAGGTGGCGGACCTGGAGGACTCTTTGCAACATATATCCTTAATCAAAGGATGCCAAGTGCAAACATAACTATCTTTGAGGCTAGTTGTCACCTTGGAGGAAAGATTCACACTGACGAGTTCTCTGATGGTACTCCATTTGAAGCAGGCGTGGCTGAGTTATACGAGTATCTTGGACCTGGTGGCAATGACCCAATGCGTGCCTTGATAGAGAAAGACCTCAAACTTGAAACGGTCAACATATCTGGTGGTGCTGTAATACTCAACGACACTATCCTACGTAACTTAGACGAAGTTAAAGAGGTACACGGTTATGACACCTATAAGCGCATACAAGCCTTCTATCAGAAGATGGAAGAGTTAATGCCACTTGATAAGTACTCACATAGGTGGCAACCTGACAACGATCACCCTTGGGCGAAAGATGTTTTCAGGAAGTTTATTGAGGATGAACTTGGTGAAGATGAGATAGCACGTCACTATGTCGAGACTGCTGTTCACAGCGACTTGGCTACTGAGTCCCATACCTGTAACGGTCTAAATGGTATAAAGAATGTTCTGATGGATAATAAGAAGTATATGCAAGTCTACCACGTGGTAGGTGGTCTTAATCGTATACCTGAAGCGCTGTCTGAGAAGATAGAAGCTGAAGTTAAGACCTCCATACGAGTAACTCGTATTGCCCTTATACGTGACTCTGGTGGTGTTTCTCTCAAAAGGCGTAACGGGATGGGAGTTTACCGAGTATATTCACTTGAGTCTAGTGAGGAGACCGTAACTGAGCAGTTTGCTGACTTTGACGCTGTGATAGTTGCACTACCTAATCATTGGCTTAGAACAATAGGATGGGACGGCTTGCTTGCAGAGGCTATACATAGTGTCTGTGCTCACTATGATCTACCAGCTCATTACTTTCGAGTGTCTATGTTATTTGATACTAAGTGGTGGGCAGAGTATAAGATTCCAGGTGAGTTCTGGATGATGGATGCGTTTAATGGCTGTTGCTGTTATGATGATAGTACCCGCTGGGATAGACATATAAAGAATAGTAGAGTTAAGATAGACGAGGATTTATGGCAGGAGATACTTAAAGTTCTCCCAAAAGAAGTACCAGAAGAGTTACCAACCACAGTTGGAATTGTTGACGGTGATGTAAAAGTCATAATAGTTGATGGTGGTAAAGTTAAGGTAGAGAAAGATATGGACTTTGTTGAAGGTGGTAACGGCGTTGAAAACCCTTACCTTTGTGCTTGGGATGAGGTGTATGTGGATGCTTGTATAAACCCAGAAGACTGGCCTTTTATTTGCTATCACGAGGTAATAGAGCGCCGTGACATGATAGATAACAGTATAACACCCGAAACAAGTGACTCTAAAAGGGAAGAGGTTTATCTTAAAGCACATAACAGGGCGAACGCTGCTGAGAAGATACTGAGAATGCGTGGAACGAGTACTGGTCACGTTCTAAGTTTTTTACTTGCTGGTGGAGACGCTCTATTGATGTGCTCGTCTAATCAGAGCGATGAGTGTATTATAGACTGTGTGCTTCAGTCGCTCCCATCCTTTATGCGTGAAGAGGCTGAGGAGCATCTAGTAGAGTCACAGATTGATAGGTATGCTGGCTCTATTAACGCACAACCTGGAGGGTGGCCTGCTGAGGAACTTAGAGGAGAGCATACTCCAGAACCACAGGAGCACCCTGGTGTATTTCTTGTAGGTGACTACTTCTTTGACTCTACTCTGAATGCTGCACTAATGAGTTCTAATGTTGCCATTGAGTTGCTTTTAGAGTATTTTGGAGAGAAGAGTGCAAAGGTAACGGAGGCGATAGAACTTCTAGAACCTGATGATAAAGGGTCAATATAATGGCAAACACATTTGGGAGTTACAGTCAGCAGTTTCAACTTGTAGACCCACGCTATGTGATAGAGAACCGTGGAAGATTTCGTCGCGATATGTTTGTAGAGTTGGAACGCGCTAATAGTTATTACTCCATGTCTGGGAGATGGCCTGATGTTGGTTGGATTTTATTGGATAGGGGTAGCTACAACAAAATTAGTCAATACTCATCTACACTTCAATTAAACATTCAAGACTTTGTTAACCCACAACTAACGTTGACTAATCTATCTATCGTTCAGGCGCGATGTGTAACACGTGGACTTGTGTCAGACCCAGATGCTATATATCTAGTGCAGGTAACAAACTCTGAGGGAGTTCTATATAACTCTTGGTTTCAACAGTCTGTTAACAAGCAATATAATGTACGTGTGCCTGCTTATGATGGTCAGTATTATTCTTGGAGTCTGAACAGTGGTGCACCCTGGACTTGGAACACTATGATTGGAGACCTGTGGGCACAGGCTTCACCACAGTTAGGCTCATATCCAGGTCTCCCAATTACCCCATCAGCAGTACCTGAGAACTGGGTGTTTATAGGTGTATCACTGTGGGAGACAATAAGTCATATACTGGAGTACCTTGGACTAATTGTGTCTGGTGACTACCCAAACTTTAATATAGTTGTACCTGGAGCAGCAGATGCGTCGTTCACTGCACTACAGACGAAATATGCTCAATATCTTGTGGATGATTTGGAGTATATAGATGGTGGAAGTGGTCGTGTACCTGGAGAGATTGTAGTGTATTTTCATAGACGCAACCAGATATATGGAGCTGAGGAGACAGTAAGATATGATAGTTTGAACTGGCAATCCTCACCTACATACTCTGTAACTGTAAGTGCACCAACAACTTTTATTAACGCAACTGGGACGGGATACATCTGGTGTGAGTTTACTGTAAGATACGATCAGGATGGGAACCCGCTAGCAGCTGATGTAGCACAGGCAAATACTATTGCTCAGGAGAGAGCTGCTCAGTACTTTAACACTTTATTTCGGGGAACACAGGGGTTTATGCGGCAGGTGTATAGTGGAGTGCTTCCGTTTTTGACTGGTAGTCTTGTAGACGGGATTCGGTGGTTTAATGAGGGGGATGGATGGTATACAGAACTTGTTCGTGGATACATCTGGGAAGAAGCGACATTTCCACTTACTCTTCAGGGTATCACAGGACCTAGATAGATGGAAAGTTACAATGCACAGTCACCGTACTTTGGCCAACGGCAGCCGGACTATCCGCCGATGATTCAGCTGGTTCGTGTTACATCGGCAACCGTGCCCGGTCCATCTGGTTATACTTCTTCGTCTGTTCAGGCAGCTAACTTATATGTAGGTTCTACTCAGCAATTAGGGACTGGTACTTTGTTTCCTCGTGACAGGGAACCGTGTCTAGCGCTTGATGTAAATGGTTTTGGACTGATGCCTGGATATTATCTTGGGCGCTTAGCAGGGTCTTGGACGTCTTTACCTGTATATGAAGTGTGTTTTCTTCTTGATGACCTTGCCGCTATCACACCAAGCCAGAAAAGCGCTCTCCTCAGTAATTTAACACCAGCACAACTTAGTACACTTGATAACCTTAACGTATGCCAGTTTCAGGTTCTTTTAGGCTCGAATCCATCTTCGTCTAGTATACCCAATATACCGTTGTTACAGCAGCTAACAACGGCTCTTACAGCAACTCAGTTAGGAACCTTGGTTGGGCAGTTGTCTATCCCTCAGTTGACTCCTATGCTGGGTACATTGACTACTACTCAACTTCAGAACCTCAGTAATAGTTTATCTGGAATCCAACTAGAGACGTTGCTACACGTGCTTAGCGTAGGTCAGTTTCAGACGTTTACATCTGGGCTCAATCTGGGACAGCTTCAGGCTCTTGGTAATAACCTATCTGCATCTCAGCTAGGAGCGTTAGTACCGGCACTTAGTGTAGGACAACTTCAGACTCTTGCGTCTAGTCTAAGTTCATCTCAGCTTCAAGCTCTTGCAAATCATCCGTCAGCTGCGATAGCAGCAATGGTTAGTTCGTTAGCATTTTCTGATCTGGTGTCTTTACTTAATAAAACTCCTCCAGTTCCTAATCCTATCATTGGCAGCCAGCAAGTCTTTCCGTATGTACCAGCTATCATTGGTTCTCCATCATCGACTCCGAGCTTGTCTCAGGGGTATGCGCCAGTTATAGTGGACCAGACGGACGGTCGTTTGTATGGCTACTTTGGAGGGTCGTGGACCAACTTGTCTATAGGTGGTGGAGGTGGAATAAGCAGTGCATATGGTGCTACTGAGTTTACTGGTACAACTACAAATGCCTTTGTTACTGTGTTTGACAAGGTAAATAGTAATGGACTTCATGGAACTTTTTCTGCAAAGAATACTGGCTCAAATGGAATGACTCTTAGAGTTGTCCTTACAGATATGTATGGGAATAATGTTACATCCTCCACGTCTAACATAGCAACCAGTGTAACAACTTGGTTGATGGATATGGACAGCAACACATTTGTAGGCAGCCCGGTTGGTGGTGTCTTCCCACCATTTAAGGAGATAAAACTTCAGATTGAGGACCAGATTTCTGGTAGTCATACTACTTATGATATTTGGCTTAGTTTGAACAATTAGATATAGGTGAGAACTTTACATGTTCTGTGAGTGTAAAGAGGACGGCTTTTGTAGGCGCTATCAGCGTGAGATGGGTGGACGTATGCGTGAGGTGTGCGCTGGCGTGAACGTAGACATCGGCACCTCGGCGGCCTTTAGAGAACAGTGGGCAAGAGAGGTAGAAGTAAATAAGTTTGAAGGTAACCCTAAGTCACTATTACTTAGAACGGACCAAGCGCCAGGTGACGCTCTTGTAATGACTGCGGCAATCTACTCGCTTCACAAAGCTTACCCTGGTAAGTATGTTACAGCAGTTGAGAGCCAGTGGCCAGAGGTGTTTGCACATAATCCGTATATAGTCCAAGCTCAGTCTGACTTTGGTGATCTTCATATGCACTACCCTGCTATTCATAAGTCGAACGAGCGTGGTATTCATTTCATGCAAGGGTGGTGCGAGTTTCTTGGAATGGCACTTGAGATAGATATACCTCTCTTAACTAATCGTCCACACCTATACTTTTCTGACCCTGCCCCACCTGTTGAGGACTTTTGGTTAATATGTTCAGGCGGTAAGACTGACTTTACTAATAAGTTATGGGGATATCTTAACTATGTCAGGGTTGCTGCCTCTCTAAGTAGGGAAGTTAAGTTTATACAAGTAGGCAATACTCTAAAGGAACATCCTCGTATAAATACGACAAATGTAACTTATATGGTTGGTCAGACAACACTACGTGAGTTATTTGACTTAACACGACGTGCTCGTGGAGTATTATGTGGTGTATCTCTTTTAATGCACATTGCAGCTGCATTAGAAAAACCTGCTATAATAGTAGCAGGTGGTCGTGAACCTGTTCAGTGGAATGCTTATCCTAAACAACATTACATGCACACAGTTGGAGCGCTACCGTGTCGAAGTGTACTAGGTGTAGTAGGTGGGGCCTGCTGGCGTTCCCGGACAGTAGCGCTTAATGATGGGACTGTACTTGATAAAGACCTATGCGAACGACCAGTTGATGGGACACCAGAGTGTATGACGCTTATTAAGCCTTCACAGGTGGCGGCGCTAATCCTGAATTATAATAGATAGTATGAGGAGGGGAGCTAATGACTGTGAAAGAGTTACGTGACTGTCTCTCTGGATTAGATGACGGTCAAATAGTTCTTATTGACTTGCACTCGTCAACATATCCGCATGGAAGGTCTGTAGAGGTTCAAGGTGTAATTGGTCACCGTATACTAGCACACGCTAGTAATAAACCATTAGACCTTGCACAAATGGATACTCTAGTCAAAGAGAAGCCAACGCCAGATAGTAAGTTAGTAAGAGGAGCTGGCGCATGACAACAATGTTGATTGCTAACAACTGTACAAGGGAGAATGGGCAGTTTATGGGGGACCAACTGTGTTATATAAAAGTAGCATACCTCTTTGTGCTGAATGAGCCGAGTGTAGACCACGTAATAATGTCAATGTCGCCAGGAAACGAGATGGACTTTCTTTGGAGGAAGTTTATCGACACTTATAATGTAGAAGTAATACATGACTCTCTTAACCCAGGAGACAATGAGGGTCGATGGGTGATGTGGAACAAGTGGCGAGCAGATCGGAAAATAGAAGGTATACCATTTGACCACTATAGAGAGTTGTACTTACGCATTCACGGTGGGTTTCGTCAAGCTGCTCTATGCGGTTTAGAGCGTGGTCTAGGTCGTCGTAATATATTTGAGTATATGTTCTACGGGCAAGAACACATGCCAGAAGGGTGTAATGGAGCAGACTGGTATGATGACTCGTTAATATACCATCCACCTCTTTCGCCAGAACGTGATGTATACATCTCTCCTCACTGTAAGACTCAAGGTAATATCACGTTCACTTTTGACTATTGGACGCAGGTAGTTCAGAAGTTGATAGATGCTGGTATCACAGCAACAGTAGGTTACGATGGATACTTTTGTGAGCACCTATTAGGTCACCCTTTATATAAGAAGCACTGGGGAGACCATAAGCAGTGGGTTGAGCAGATTTGTAAGCATAAGATAGTTGCGTGTGGTAACACGGGATCGGGATGGATTGCAGCTGCATGTGGTGTCCCACTCTTTACAATGGAGCCACCTAATAGTCAGATGCCAGACCACAGGTATAGAGAGTGTGGCCTACGGAATATAGTAGAGGTGATGGACACTCCTGACCCGGCCTACTGTGCTAAGCGCTTAATTGAGGAAGTTAATCGTGTAGTAGTTATGACTACCGGGTGCTATGATGTGCTACATGCTGGCCATATCCGCCACTTGGAACGGTCCAAAGCGCTTGGTACTAGACTTGTAGTGGCGATGAACAGTGATAAGAGTGTTCGCCGTTTAAAGGGTCCAGCACGTCCGGTTAACCCTCAAAATCAACGAAAAGCTGTACTTGAGGCTCTGAGGTGTGTAGACGAGGTTCGAGTATGTGAAGAGCCACTGGATGTGCTTAAGGAGTTGAAGCCATCTATACTTACAAATGGGTTTGGGTATACACCTGACACAGTAGTTGGTAAGGACCTAGTTGAGAGTTGGGGAGGTAAGGTCGTAGTAACTTGTTTTGGTGACGCCTCTAACGAGCCATCGACTACGAAGATAGTTAGAAAGCTTTTAAGGTTGGGGGATATAGTTGAGATTTGTAGAGTTGGTAGTAGATATAGTGTTAATCCTTACGAGAAGCTTAGGTTGATGGCAGACGAGTTTCTTAAAGTTGTACACCTTGCTGGAGATGTTGCAGACCTGGGAGCATATCGGGGTGGTACTTCACTAATACTGCGTCGACTAGCTCCAGAGAAAAGACTCTATCTATTTGATACATGGAATGGTACACCATTTAACGACGAACTTTGCCACCATAAGAAGGGGGAGTGGCCGTCTAGCTTAGAGGAGTGTCAATCAATAGTGGGTAAGGACAAGTTAACTATATACTTCGAGGGTATATTCCCGTATGTTGTTGAGAATCAGATAAAGGAGAATGCTTTCTGCTTTGTGTATGTGGATATGGACACATATCAGTCTACCTGTGATGCAATCAACTACTTTTGGCCTAAGCTGGTGCCAGGTGGTGTTCTGCTTCTTGACGACTATGGGTGGGAACCGTGCGCTGGTGTAAAGAAGGCAGTAGAAGAGTTACTTCCACCTGACCTATCTAAGTCACCTTGGGCATATAAAAGAAGTATAGTTGACAATTTATATACTTGTGTGGTTACAAAAATCTCTGAGATAGTGGGTTAATAAATGGACGACTTAATTACTCAGTATGATGAAGACTATTTCCTTCGTGGGAAGGAAACTGGTAAGTCCTTATATGAGAACTATAGGTGGCTACCCAAACTTACGATTCCAATGGCTAAGAATATAATTGCTCGCCTTGGAATTGAAGTTGATATGACTGTGCTTGACTATGGATGTGCTTGTGGATATACAGTACGTGCGTTACGTGAAATAGGTATAGAGGCTTTTGGCGTTGACATCTCAGAGTGGGCTATTAGAAATTGCGATCCAACAGTAAGAGAGTGGGTTGTCCAGGGTAGTGAGATACCTCCAGGTATTGACTGGATTATTGCTAAGGATGTACTAGAGCATATACCTGATGTAAAGAGTGTAATAGATAAGATGATGGACTCAAGCGCTGTTGGTATATTTGTAGCTGTACCATTATCGTTGGTAGACGGACAGGCATATGTTATACCAGACTATGAGAAAGATGTGACTCATGTTCACCGCCTTACTCTAGCTTCGTGGGTACGGATGTTTATTCGGCATAAATGGTCGGTTGAGTGTTGCTATAGATTTAGAGGGGTAAAAGATAACTATCATGGATGGATGTCGTGGGTAAAGTCCAACTATGACTTGTGGCAACACGGGAATGGGTTTATCATTTGTAGAAGAGTGTAATATGATCGTATGGTATATTTTATGTGGCATACTTGCGGCAGTGTTATTGTACTGCTTACATGAGAGCGAGATGTGATAATGAGAACAAGCCTGACACTTGGATTGGTTGCAAATATGTATAACGAGTGCAATGCCCTCCCAGGATGGTTGGAGACTCATCTACCATTCTTTGATGATGTACGTGTGGTACATACCGGACCACAAGGAGAACTATCTAATGATGGCACCTTAGAGATACTAAAAAAGTGGAATATACCAGTGATTATTGACAGTATTGACGATGGATTTGGGGCAGTAAGAACACGAACAATTCACAGCAGTCCATGTGAGTACGTAATGCTATTAGATGCTGATGAAAGGTTTTACCCAGTCCACCGTCACTTGATGTGTACAGGGAACCCAACACCGTGGTCAGAAATGGACCCAATACTAACATCATACACTTCAAACAAACCAGATTGGGAGGCTATAGGTCGCCTTGGAGCTAGTCTATGTATAGACATTAAAGAAACCTATAACCAAGGTGCGTGGCTGCGTGAGATTATTACAAAAGAACATCCTGATGCAGTGTGTACTATTAGACGTCATTGGCATGATTTGTCATTTCGTCGTCCAACACAGAGTTGGATGTTAGAGCCTGATTGGCAGATGCGAATTATAAGAAACGATAAGAGTATTTATTTTGACCCTGACACGCCTATGCACGAAAGGTTAGTTGGTGTTGGGAAAGTAGTTCGTGCTGACTTTGAGCGTGGACCGTTCTTCGACCACTTCCACTTCTTATTCAAGAAGATGGAGATGGATCAGCGCTATCACGATGTAAAGATATATGACGCAATTCACGAGAGACGAAAACCACCAACGCTGGAGGAATTAAGATGAAGTTACGTGAGTATAACGGTATAAGGGATGAAGTAGAAGGTATGATAGCTTTTGCACACGCTTTACTGGATGAGGCTGAGCGTAAAAAGAAAGAGGCACTAGCTACAGCACGTGCTTATCTAAAAGAAAAACTGGGAGCGGATATTTGTGGATCAGTGTCATCAATGCTAACTCAGGTTGAGCTTCAGGAAAGTGGAATTACAACTGCTGTAGGGCGTAGACCTGGAAAAGAACCACATACAAGTGATCTAGTATAGAGAAGACAGATGAACTTTCAAGTTGAGCTTACTAGCTATTGCAATCTTACATGTGGCTACTGTCCAAACAAGGGTATGAAGCGTAAGCGGGCATTTATGTCTGACGAGATATGGACTCGAATACTGTTCGACTATATAATTCCATACAAGGATAAAAACTCGTTCTGCCCACCAACATTTATAGGTCATAAAGATGGGGAGCCACTTCTTAGCAAGAAACTTCCCGATAGGTTAATCGACGTATCTAACATGTGTCCTGATATGCACATTGACATTTATAGTCATGGTCTGATGCTACCAAAATGGGAGAAGGGTAGAAGGGACTTCTTTCAGTTCTTATCAACACTGAGTAATCCAGTGCGATACATGATGTCATATCACCCATATAACCATGATAATAGTATTAACAACTATGAACCTGTTGTTACGTATCTCAAGAAAATGTTCCACAGTTCAGGACTACCGAGGAATGTAGAGTTTATTACTGTGTCACATAAGTCTAAGTGGGTCTCGGAGGACATGCAGCAAGCATGGAAACAAACTTGGTTAGGGTACCCAATAACAGTACACTGTAATGTTCATATTAACCCTTGGACCGGACGTATTAAGGAAGAGGGAACAACTAAGTTTAATGGATGCCCTTATGGAGACTTTGGTCACTGGTTCTTTGGTGCTACAGGAAACATTATCGCGTGCTGCTTGGACCTTGAGGAAGAGATAATAATAGGGAACGTGCTAGAAGATAATCCGTCTGATATGTTTGAGCAAACGTCTAAGTTCTATGAGGTACAGAGAGAGACACAAAGGTTAAAGCAACGGCCGCTTAATGCTGTCTGCGATAATTGCTTCAACTATGATAGAAATGATAGAGAGCCAAAGCAAATGTTACAGTTAGGAAGGAGCATCCTAACATGATAAGACTAACTCTAGGCCCAGACTTATGGGTTGGAGACTCACACTCTCTAAAGTTAGCTCAGTCTGTAAATGTCAATGCTATATTTAATGTAGCACATGATCTATCCCAATTTGGTTGTGATAGTAGCACCCGACCTCTAATGATGAAGTTGGCAAGTAGAGGTGTAAAGTATATACATATGGGACTTATAAATGGACCAGGAAACGAAGTAATTGACTACTGCGCTGTAGTACTGTTCCTCAAGGGGATGATGCAGCGTTATAAATCAGTGCTTGTATATGACCACGATGGGGGTTTAGCGTTGGTTGTTGGAGCTATGTATACTAATCTTGTTGAAGGACAGCAGCGTTTAACTCCAAGCACTTGGAGCCACTGGTTAACTTGGGATGAGTGTGTAGCCGACTATTCAGCACTAAGTTGTAAACTACCAAAGGTGCATGAAGTACACATTGAGATATTTAACAGAATGCCTTGGGGGGTGTTGGCAGTTCTGTAGAGGAGGCTAAGGTGGTGAAGAAGCTTATAGTTGCAATTCCTCACAGTCACACTTGGTTCTGGACTCAGACCTGTATTGCCTCGCTCCAACGTAATCCTCCAGTGGCTGATGATTATAGTGTGAAAGTTGTTATTGTAGACAACTCTCCGTGGAGTCCAGCGATAAAAGGTATTCGCTGTACAGACTTAGGAAGTGTCGACTGGCTTCATATTATACCGAACGTGAAGTCAAATAAGTTCCATGCCAGTGGACTTGATTGTGTAGTAGAGAAGTTTGACTTTGATTACTTAATGGCGCTAGAAACAGACGTACTTGCTCTAAGACCAACTTGGTTGCAGTGGTTTGTGGACCAGATGAAGGAGACTGACTTTGCAGTTGGTATGTGGCACCATGAGCAGTTTATAAATCCAAGTTGTACTCTTTATCGTGGCGATGCACTTCGTAAGATGCAGAAGTGGTGTTGGGACGGTGCCCCTCAAGACAGGTTAAGATGGGGCGAGAATTTCTTTGAGTCTTCACCGCTTGACCCAAACCTAAATGTGCAGCTTACCGGTAACGCTGCACTCGTTGATCTTAAGTCATGGATAGCTGGTCCGTTTGCAGAGAAGCGCGGGTGGCCCACAGGAACAGTGCTAAAAGAGACTCCAAGTGGACAACTTAAAGGTCCAGGATGGTATGAACCTGGACAGCAACTTCACCATTGGGCGGTTGAAGAGGGATGGACGTATACTGTATGCCCAACCTTGACTACTAAGGATGCTACTGGCCTTCCTCTCCAAAGTATATATGGCGCTTTGATGAGTGATCCACTTCGTCAACTTGAAGCAGTTGAGTTATTTGGTAACGCAGAAACCGTTCACTTATGGGGTGGAACTCGGGCACTTGATATTATCAAACACGATATAACTTGTCGGTTTGTTAAGAGTAATACTCCTAACTGGCTTGCTAGAGAGGCAAGATTCTGGAGGGAAGTAGTACCATTACACGTCCAGAAGCAAACACTAGAACTTATTCGTAAGTATGGGTGGCACACTACAGGACAAGGAAGCCCATTTGTAAGTGACAGGGATAAAGAGGCTACTGAGTATGTTAGGGAGTGTTATAAGGTAGGGGGTGTTAGTTGGTGAGATAACAATTTACTGTGAGATTATAGGGGGGAAACTATGATACCTATACGAGACATCTTCCGGTCCTATGCTGTTATAGTTGATGGAAAACATGTTAACGGGACTGATAAACAGTCTAATCATAACTATGGTGACGCTTATGAGTCACTATTCTCGGACCGTAACAGTGTTAAGCTAATGATGGAGATTGGTGTTGCAGATGGTAGCTGTCTGCTCGCTTGGCGAGATATATTCCCAAACGCGCTTATAGTAGGAATGGACATCCATCATAGTGACAAGGCACACGGAGACCGGATTGAGTTTAGACGTGGTGACCAACGTATACAACGTGACTGTGAGAACGCAGCAGCAGACCGTCAATTTGACCTTATAGTAGAGGACGCTACCCACCACTTGGACCATACACTTCTAACTCTATACTGGATGTGGCCGTTTGTTAAGCCAGGTGGGTTATATGTAGTCGAGGAGTGGGATGGTGTTCACGAAAGTAGGGATAGAATAAAGCATGTATGGCCAAACGCTGAGATAGTTGATACAACTGGACCCTTTGGTGGAGTGGAATCTTTGGTTATATTTAGGAGACCCTATGAAACTTATACTTCCATATTGCACAGTTGAGATAGAACTTCCTGATGTGCTTAGTGGTCTAACTGACTGTATACATACTAATATTAGCATATCTTTGAGGGTTCCTCACGAGATTGACAACGTTAAGGTGAGGATGCCAAACAGTCAGATTGCAACCATAAAGAAATTTGCACTTGTAGAGATTAGAGGTCAAATGCTCCCATTCATTGCAGACGGTAGTATAGTCCGGTGGTTTACATTGGAGGAGTAGTATGAGACCGTGGCAGGAATATCTAATGTCTAAACCACATAGTGCTGTAGAGGAGTTTCTATAGTGATTGATACATTCACTAGCACCGGCACAAAGTTTTTTGCTCACCAAGAGGCAATGACTAAGCTCCGTAATGGTAAGGGACAGCCAATAGTTACACACGTTATGTTGACGGATGTATGCAACCACACCTGCGCTTTCTGCTCTGTACAGGCAAGAGCTGGAGACTCGCTTCCATTTAATCATGTTACTAAATATCTTGACATACTCAAAGGTTATGGACTTAAGGCTGTAATCCTTTCTGGTGGTGGTAATCCAATACTTTATAGGTGCAAAGAGACTGGTCTCAACTTTAATGATATAGTAGAGGCGATTTATAAGAGAGGTCTGGAAATTGGTCTCATTACAAATGGTATGCCGCTGAGAAGCTTTTATGGTGGTGATGCACCTAAAAGTTATTTGCTACGAGAATCTTGGGGGACCATTCGTCCAGAAACACTTGATAAGTGTACATGGATTAGAATAAGCATGGCAGGTCTCGACCATGATGAACATGAGGTATATGTTCCTGATATAGACCCTAAAAAGACTATACTTGGATTTAGTTATGTTGCACATGATATTTATATTGAGCCAGCCGACCCACATCATGGCAAGGTATCAAGACCTGTCGACTTGATTGGTGATAAGGACCGTAAACCAGACTTATACTTTGAGGAACGTATTAGTGAGTTAACAGAACAGATCACTCACTATACTAAAACTTATAAGCCTAAATATGTTCGGATACTTCCAAACTGCCTAGAGCCAGAGCTAATACTACGCCGCTGTAAACAACTTAATAAGATGGCTGATATTATTAACTTTAACGTGGGTAAAGAAGTAGTGTTCGTTCAATATAAGCCACCAAAGGCTCCACATGCTTGCTATCTAGGTTATATCCATCCGGTGTTAAACTGTGATGGGTATGTATACCCGTGTGATAGTTGCGTCCTCAATGAAGCCGCTGGTCATCAGTTTTCTAACCCTTGGCGGGTGTGTCACTGGACAGACATTGGAATACTATATAGTGAGCCTATAGAGTCTCTAATTGACAACCCAGCAAATACATGTCCTGGTTGTGTGTTCACGAGGTCGAATGAGATACTTGAGGGTGTGGTCAATGGTGCTGAGACACCAGCACCTACTCAGTTTATTGAACACATAAACTTTGTATAGTTTGTAGAAAGGAGAAAGTTATATGCCTCATACTTGTCATGCAACTGGATGTATCGAAGTGGTACGACCAGAACTCTTTATGTGCAGAAAGCACTGGTTTAGTCTACCAGAAGCTTTGCGCAAACTAATTCGGGCAGCATACCGTTCTGGTCAGTGTGACGACTGGAGAATTAGTAAGGTATATGCTGATGCTGCACGAGAAGCAATAAGGTATATTGCAACTAAAGAGGGGGTTGTACCTGATACACAAGTGTATGACGTTTTAGAACCGGGGAACAAATTAGGTGATATAGTTAGGGGCTTAAAGGGGCAGCAACCGTGAGTATAGACAAGATAAATATACTTATATCTCTTCACAAGGGATATGGACTTGGTGATGCAGTACAGATGAGCACTGTACTCCGTCACGCAGTTGCAGCACGTTCTCACTGGGTAACAGATTTTCAAGCCGAGGATGGAAAGCAGTGGGTGGGAAGTGGTATCGTTGATAAGGTCTTCGCTTATGGTGAACCATACCCAAGAGACCACTATGACGCTGAGGTCCAAATACGCCTTTATGACACATGGGCTAACTGGGGAGACCGCCCTAACACTAGGGTATGCTCGTGCTTGCATGAACAATTTGGTTTAGGCTGGAAGCCAGAGTATGGACGTTATCATATTAGCGTCTCACAGAAAGCTCTGGACTTAGTAAGGTGGAGACTGAAAGCGTTTGGAAGTCGTGACTTTATCGCTATTCACTATGAAGGTGACAGTTCACAGGCGAAGAAAAATCTTAACACTGACCAGGCTGCTAGGATATGTGTAGAGATTGATAAACTTGGATATTCTCCACTTATTCTTGACTGGAGACGTCGATCTACATTAGAATGTTGTAAACTTCAGTCACCTGAGAAGTGGGGAGGTAACGCTGAGACGGTGTGTGCAGTTATCTCTCAGTGTAAAGCTTTTGTTGGTATTGACAGTGGACCATCTAAGTGTGCAAGCGCTACAAATACTCCAGCAGCAGTAATATGGACTGGTCACCACCCTGCACCGTTTCACGACCCTGCACCGAATACAACACATATAGTCCCAATAGGTTATCATGGACTAGACCCAGTATGTAACGATGTAGGTGTAATCAACTGGTTCGAGGAGAATTATAATGTGCTAAAGTACGTTGGAGACCCAGTTTCCATTGTTACTCAGTGGTTAAGGAGAATGCTGTAATGAACTTGGTCAGACAGCTGCTTAACAGAATTAGTAAAGATAAAAAGCGGGTTATTGTTATTGGTGACGCTATACTAGACGTATGGGTTTATGGAACTCTTGAACCATGTCAAGACCAGTGTCAAAAGTTGGTTGAGAACGCCCGTTATACATCGCGTGGTGGAGCTGGCAATGCTTGTGAGAGTATTAGACACTGGAAGATAAAGACTCAGCTATATAGTTTCTCAGGAAGTCATCAACCAGTTAAGGTACGATTTGTTGGGGATGATAGTAAGTTTACACTTCGGTGGGATTATGAAACTCCTTCATTAGAAGTGGACCGAATAGGGTATAAACCAGTGTACGATAGCACATTGAGGATGTGTAGGTGTGCTAGTGGTGTCTTGTTAAGTGACTATGACAAAGGGTTTTTGACACCAGAGTTTATTCGTGAGGTGATTAGTATATGTAATTGGCGTAACATCCCGTGCGTTGCTGACGTGAAACGAATACCCAAGATATATAGTGGAGCTGTTATAAAGTGCAATCATCAGTATTGGGAGAACCATTTGAGTAGGGGTATACCACCAGAAGGTAGTAAAGCACTGGTGGTAACAAGAGGACCAAAGGCTCCTTACTTCTTTGAGACTGGAAAAGGTACGGATGGATTCTCTGATGGAAAACCGGTTGAGTGTATTAACCACGTCGGTGCAGGAGACTGCTTCGCTGCACACTTAACACTCGCATTAGCCTATGGTTTTACACTAAGGGAAGCCGCTATCATCGCCCACAGCGCAGGTAGGGTATATGTTCAACACCCTCACAACCGACCACCATTGCCAAGTGAGGTTGAGCAAGACCTTGAAATGTCTACCTCTTAGTAATCTCTACTTCAACCCCGTACTTTCCTGCTCTCTGCTTGTATATCCAAGTATATAAAGGGCTTCCATCGTCTATACCAACAGTCCTTGCGATCTCGTCTCTAACATACTTGCAAGATATAGCTAAGTTATCGTCGTCTAACTTTTTAGGTCCAACCCTTGTAATAGTTATCAACAGTGGAGGACTTGGAAAGGTCTCAACCTTTTTGATATAGCGCTGAGTTGTAAGTTTCTGCTTCTTCTTCAAAGCGATATGTGATCGCCAGTTCTTAAATGTATTTACCAGTGAGGGTAACTTAAGTGGTATGTTGAACCGCATTCTTGACTCCGTTTATCTCTATGGTTATTCCAATTCCAGTGTCAACAACCTTGACAGCGATCCTGCGCTGAGAGGCGCTATTGCGTATTACGCTCGCCATTGTTGATTGGGAGCAATGGTAGTGAATCCCACGTATCAGAACTGTGCATGGTTGGTATAGCCATTTGTCCCAGTCATACTTTCTCGGCCTAGCCATTGCTTGCACTCCTCTATGCTCCCTACCTATTATAGCAGACTAAAAGCCGTCGGAATGTTTTCGGAATGTTTTCGGAATGTTGCTTGACACTCCCGGCCATTCCGTTATAATGAATGGTAGGCAGGTACTAAGGCCCATTGACCCAAACTTGGTGGAGTTTACCTGGTTAAAGAAAGTATGAATAAAGCTACAGAGGTTCAGCGTTTATGCTGGATTTAGAGCTGCCCAAGTTCATACCTCCACCGCTATTACAAACAAGGGAGTTGACCATGTTCTATCTCGTGCAACCTGATGGCACAACTTGTTTAGTTCCTTACGGAAGCTTAACAGAAGTTCAAGACGCGATAGACTCATATCCAATCCCTGACCGTTCAAAGTGTCGATACATTGAAGTGCTACCCAATTCCACACTTATTCACAGAGCCGTTTCACCGGCTCTAGACAATGACTACTGTGGGATTCACTTCCAACGCTGCGGTGGTGGTCGCCGTGTGATCCGCAAACATAAGAGTGGAGGGTAGTATGCTACCAACTACAGGTGAAAGACTCGAAGTCTTTACGGCTCGTGTTAATGCAAGTGGCTTCTTGACTCAAGAGTTTGGAGCAAAGTTTGCATACCCTTGGAAAGAGTGGTTTGCCTTAGGGGACTTTCTGTTAGAGCGCTCCACTTTTGACGAAGACAAGAACATAGTTAAGAAGGGAGACTTTGACATTAGTTTGCACTTAATGATCCTAAAAGTCAAGAGGGAGGTGAAGACTAGAGGTTTGACATGCCGAATCCTGAAGAGGGATGAGTACGGAAAACCATCAGACAGCCATATAGCTGTCTACTGTAAAAGAGGGTGAAGACCATGCCAAAAACGGTGAAGAAACTACCAGTCCAACCGATTACTCCAACCTCTCCTGTAGAGGAACCCACTAACAGTGAATCGGTAAAGGCTCCGGAGTTGGACCTACCAGTGATCTATGACAAGTTTGAGATTACTGAGTGTAGTACTACGTCTCAGAGTGGACCTATTACAGCTAGTGACTGGAAGGAGATCCTCGACTGGGTGACCGAAAAAGAGTTCCAGCAGAGGATGGTAGTAGCAATCCCTGGTAGCAAACCAGAACACTTTGTCTTTGGTGAAGAATACCACTGCAAGAACCTTGCAGGGGAAAAGGTTCGATGCCTTCGTAACTCTTACAACCGATCATTTGATAAAGATTGGTGTGATGACCTTATTCACACTCACCTGTCTGGACAATGGGCAGGACCATACACAATTCCTGGTGAGACGGTCAATGGTGAGACCGTTCGTGTATCAAAGTACGGACTTGTACTATCTGGTCAACATACTGGCACTGCCTGTATCTTAGCAGATGAAAAACTTAAGAAAGACCAAAAAGACCTTGGAACTGCTGCTGCTGACGAGAAGTATCCAGCCTGGAAAGGTCAGCAAGAAGTCTTTACAGAGACCATCCTTATTACTGGAATGTCACAAGACCCACGAGTCTTAATGACTGTGGACTATGTTAAGCCACGTACTACGGCTGATGTATTTTACACAAGTCCAGTGTTCAAAGAGAATAAAGGTGTAAAACGTAAAGAGCTATGTCGTATGCTTGCAGCAGCAGCTGACGAAAGCTGGTCTCGTACAGCTACTCGCGGTTATAAGACTCACCCGGAAATAGTTGCTTTCCTGGATCGACACTTGAAGTTGCTAGACTATGTTCTCTTTCTCTTCAAAGAGAACAGCGCTGAAGCCGGTCGAAGGATCAGTAAACTCAACCTTAGCCCAGGTCAGAGTGCAGCATGGATGTTTTTGATGGTAAGTAGTGGACCACAGACGGATGGCGACATCTATCGCAATGAGAACCCACCAAGCCAGAAAAACTTAGACTTCTCTTACTTGGATAAGGCCAAAGAGTTCTGGACCCAGTTGGCTGTAGGTAGGGACTTTATACCAGTAAGAGCAGCACTTGGTAGGCTGATGGACTCGAAGGTATACAGTGAGGAGAATCAAGGACTGGGAGGACGAAAAGATGAAAAAGTAGCAGTTATTGCAAAAGCGTGGGAGGTCTTTAAAGACCATCCTACAACCGCAGGACCGCCATTCAGTGAGGAGGATTTAGGACCAGACGGCGCTCTTTGCTTAAGCTACAGTAACTTTGGTGACGATGGAAAAACTCTCCCTAATGGTCAGATAAAGCTGCTTGATATTGCTGACTTCTATGGTATTGACTGTCCGAGAGAGGGTTCAGGGAAGACCAACAGGGACGCTCCTCCGATGCCAGAGCCACCAACACCAGAACAGATTGAGAAGGGACTACAAGAGGTTCAGATCAGAAGGCACTTAGGGAAGAAGGAGAAGTAGGATGAGTACCACTTTAGTAGACATGGCAAAGGTAACGCAGTTACTTGACGTAGGTTGGACTGTCTCACTCTTTAAGAACTCACTAGGGAGTTATACTGCGAGGGCTAGAAAGTTTAGAGGTCTAAAGAACCTACTTACAGCGGAGACTGTTTTAGTGGAAACAGACGACTTCACGCCAGAGCAGGCACTGACTAGGCTTGCATATAAGACAGTGGATAACGTGATCCTATAACTCACACAAGGCCGAAACGTGGATGGAGGTGGTCTTTACTCTCGAAGGGAAAAGAGCTGCTTGCAGTCTCTACATACCGGCGGACTAATTGACCATCTCTGTCCTGTAGCACTGTAGTTCAGTGCCTGACGAGGCCAGTTTAGACCTTGGGGAAGCAGCAACCTGAAAGCTGCGGACTTACCGACGAAAGAGGTAGACCATGAGACAGCACGAGATCAAGGTGGGTGGGTTGTACTTGGCAAAGGTGTCAGGGAGGATTACAACAGTACGGGTGGAGAGAATAGTACATCCACGCTTTATTGTGACAAACCTTTCTACAAGACGTAGACTCACTTTCTATAGCGCTGCAAAGTTTCGGTGTGAGACAAAGTCAGTAAAGCCTTATGAGCAGGAACATGCGACAGCGCTTACTAATGAAAACGAACTGAGAACGGAACAACCCGTAAACCCTCAGCAACTGGACAGCTCCATAGCTGTCCATACAACAGCTACCAGCCAAGTCTTGTTACAGGAAGGTGTCGCTGTCACAGATGCAGACCTCCAAAACCCTACCACACAGGTCTCAGAATCGGTCCCCTCGGTGGACTCGTCTAAGGAGGATGAGCAGTGCTCGGACCCTATGAGTGCTCAACAGACCCAAAAACTGGGACAATTTTCAACTGCAACGACCTCAGTTGCCCAGTCCACGGAGAATGGAACATTGAAATCTTTGGCTGCAAAGATCGCGGCTAACAGTATTGGTCGCCAAGTTGGATCACCCGTTGCTGGTATGACTCCTAATGGGGAGCAAGAGTCCATACTTGCTCTAGCAATTGAACAAGGTCTAAAGGTCTTAGTAGTGGGTGCAGGCGCTGGGAGTGGTAAGACAGCTACTTGCAAGATGCTGGAGGAGGTGCTTCAGGGTAGGGGTCTGTATACCTGCTTCTCCAGACCTCTAGTGGATGAAGCTAAGACAAAGTTCAAAAAGGCTAGGTGCAGTACACAACATGGGCTTGCCTACCAGCAAGTTGGTATGAAATATCAGCTCCGTCTCAATAGAGAACGCGTGAAGAGTTGGCAGATTGCTAAGATGCTTAATATCCAACCATTTACGGTTATATTGAAGGGAATGGGAGACCCAGACGTAGATGGAAAGCCTACGGACAAGACAAAGATTATAACTGCCGAGTTTCTTGCTGGCCAAGTGTTAGTAGCTATCCGTAAGTTTTGCCAGAGTGCAGACAAGGAGATTAGCTCCAAACATATTGGGTATGTTGAGGGTATTGACGCCTTCACTGAACAGACGAACGAGTACGGGAAGACCTATAAACAGCGTGGCCGTGAGAACAACGACACTGTTAAGAACTACCTTGTTCCATTCTGTCAGAAGGCTTGGGCAGACATTGTAGACCCTAATGGTCAATTACCCTTTAGCCATGACTGCTATGTTAAGATATGGCAGCTCCAGGAGGGTGAAAATAGACCACTTATCCAAGCAGACTATATCTTGCTGGATGAGTACCAAGACACCGCAGAAGTGTTCTTAGATGTCATTAGGCAGCAGACCCATGCACTCTTGGTGATGGTTGGTGATGACAACCAACGTATCTATGAGTGGCGTGGCGCTGTAAATGCAGGAGACTACTTTCCTGATGCACCACGTCGGATGCTAAGTCAGTCCTACCGATTTGGTCAATCTGTAGCTGACGTTGCCAACACTATATTAGCTACGTTAGACTTACCAACTAAGTTGGTTATGCGTGGTATGCCCTCCATTCCTTCAAGAGTTGTGCCGATATCAGAGGAGGATGTAAAGTGCTATATCTACCGCACTAATGCTGGTGCAGTCGGTAGGCTTATGACCGCTACCACTGAAGACAAGAAGCCTTGCTTGGTTGGTGGTAAAGAGTATATTAGTGATCTAACCCTATGGTGTCAAGCTACTATAGACTTGAAGGCGAAACGTGGTACACGCTTTCAAGAGTTGGCCTGCTTCAGCGACTGGAAAGAAGTTGTTGAGTATGCTAAGACAGATGAGGGGAAGGATTTTCAACTGATGGTTAAGTTAGTTGAGGACTTTGGTGCCGAGAAGATACGAGATGCACTAAAGAACATGCCTGATGAGAGGGACGCAGACTTTGCCGTAATTACTGCCCACAAGTCTAAAGGACGTGAATGGGACAATGTTAAACTAGGGCAGGACTTTCCACTCGAGAACCGCATGAATGACGAAGAGCGCCGGCTGCTCTATGTTGCTGCTACTCGTGGTAAATACCAACTAGACATTACCGAGTGTCCGCCGTTCTGTGGTGGGTATGAGAAGAGTGGAGACCGTGCGTGGGTTCCCGGTCTAAAGGTCCTATATACTAAACCCATGCCAGATGAAGATGAACTGGCTGCTTACTTTCAAAGAGAGGAAAGTGGGAAGGGTGGACATAACAAAGAAGAGAGGAAGGAACCTGTTATTGCTCAGACAGCACAGTCGGCTCCAGTTGAGCTGGTGAACGGGAGACCCATTACCTATACAAAGCTGTATAGTGGTGCATGGGGTATTCGCTCTGGTGGTGATCTACAACCAGGACAGGTTGTAGTAGTTACAAAAAGGAGTGGTCAGAAGGACTTCAAAACCGTTGATAAGTCAGTGTATACTAACCATGAAGACGGTGTGCATCTATACTCAATTAAGTAACTTGTTTTTGCAGCTGTAATGCTGGCAGAGTTGCTAACAGATGCAGTGCTCAAGTCAATCCCAGACTACATGGTGGATTGACTACGGTGCCGGCCTCCCCCTGCCCCTACGTTCGCCCACACGGGCCGGGGACGGCCGCTGGGACGCGTCTACAGGGCAGCCAGGGGGCCGGCAAATGGTATTCCTGGCGGCGAGCCAGCGGCCAGGTACCAGCCTCTGATGAGAGTTGTTGGTGTGCGGCTATATTCGGTTGAGTAACCTGTTCCTAGCACAAGGAGAAGTAATGCGAGACCACATAGCTCAGTGTATTGCTGAGTGGATGTACCCTGATGACCTTTCTAAGCAGCAACAAGAGTATGACTTTCAAGTTACTCGCGACTATTCTGCATTAGAAATAACTTATGAGCAGTGGAGGGTGTTTGCAGAGAAATGCTAAGCACCCCACTTAAACAGTGCCAATAAAAAGGGGTCAAAAGATGCCTGAAGTTCCTTGCTTCAATGTATCCTTGGTCGGTGGGTCAGTAGTGCTACACATGAATATGCCTATGACCCGCGACTTACTAACGTTTCTCGAAGATCCAGATGGCATGGAGGCGCATGAGTTCTCTCTACGACAGCAGTTGAGTGCTGTTATTGCTGCTGATGATAGGCGGAGAGGTAACAACAAGAGTTAGACTACTAAGTGTAAACATTGAAAGGGGTGAACCATGTCTGTGGTAGATGAACGTGAACTTAGATTACCAGTTTGGGCGCGGGAATTGATTTGCGACCTGCGTAGTCAGGTTGCAGCCAAAACGGGACCACTAGCTAGGGAGTTGGCAACCCTTCGCCCACGGGTTGAGTTGCTTCGGTCTAAAAATGAAGCACTTACTGAGTTACTAAACTGCGCCGCCAAGGGAGAGCATCCTACTGCTCAGGTGATTATGAAGGTTCTGCGGACCTATGACCTAACTCTTACCGAGAGGAGTGACCTGTGATCGGTGTCTACTGGCAGTCGACTGGAGAGAATCACTTGCTTAGGTTTGATGACCTAAGCCAAGCTGCTGACTTCTGCAACTTTATGGAACAGAATGGGCATGTTGTTGAGATATACTGGCTCGGCGATGAAACTGAGCCTCAGCTATGAAGTTACCTTCCCCCTAACGTGACCTTACTGTGGTGTGCCCAGTACCACAGTAATGGTTGGGAGTATATCTAGTGGAGACTGAAGCGCTTTATAGTATAGGTACTTGGGACGCAGACCTTCAAGCATACACTCGTCAAGAAGGTCTAACTGTGCCAAGTGAGAACGTGTCTTGGAAGACTCTGCTTGAGGTGCTTCGACAGCTTCGCAGGATGGGTTACTCTGCTCACCGTCGTCGTGACTTAGATGGAGGGTATGACGATAATGACTGGGCTGTGCTTGTAGAACGAACAGATGGCAAACCCTTTGACGGAAGGAGATAAAGATGAAGTGTTTAGTTGATGTGAATGTTGAACAGTTCAGTCGTGACATCCTCTTAGAGTTTGCAGCTCACAAAAATATCACTCGTTATATTGACGAGGATATACGGAAGACACTAATTAAGAAGTTTGGTCGGAGCCTTGTCGCCAAGGTATTCGACTTTATAGATCGGAAAGAGGGCGCAAAACCATGCCAATAGCAAGACGAGACATATGGACCAACCACGTACAGCGCTGGAAGGACTGTACTAAATGTCCACTGTGCCAACAACGCGACAATATCTGCCTGGCACGTGGACAAGTGCCAGCTGATATAGTCTTTATAGGTGAGGCACCTGGAGCGTCAGAGGATGCAACAGGAAAACCGTTTTGGGGACAAGCAGGCACACTTTTTGATGATATACTTAAGAAGGTTATTGACCAGTATAATCCTTTGACTAACGCTGGTACACCGTCTTGGGCTATAACCAACCTTGTTGCTTGCTTCCCACGTGAAGCTAAAGGACGTGGAGACAATGAACCGGAGGAGAGTGAAATACAGGAGTGCTTCCCTCGCTTAGTTGAGTTCGTGCATCTGTGTAAGCCAAAGTTGATAGTGTTAGTCGGTAGACTTGCACAAGACCACATATATGGGGCAGCGCAATTTCGACTGGACTTCACTTCTGAGCAGCCAGAGTGGATACCAGATGGTAGATGCTTAGAGTTTTGTAAGATAGTCCACCCAGCTGCTATACTACGGATGCCTCTAGCTCAGAAGAACATGGCGGTCTTGAAATCTATAATTGTTCTACGGGACGCTATCGAGTTTATGGTAAACTCAAGTGGTGAGAACATTACAAACGGAGGGAGCAAAAATGCCAGTCTCACGTCGCAAGTCCACAATAGACAACAACTCAAAGACGCTTATGCAGACTATGACGACATCCCATTCTAAGTTGATATGGACTGAGCCACCCGTAAGTCCACTTGGTAGTATTACTCAGTCGATTGACAACTCTGAGACTCTTGTACTAAATATGCCAACTTCTAAGTTAGCGTTAAACATTGCAAGTGTGCCACAGCGTCATGACAACAATAACCCACTGTGGCAAGGACCGTGTGGAAAAGGTCCGCTTGGTGGAATTACCCAGTCAATGATTGTCCGCTTTCTCTCATGCCGAGAGCGCTTTAGACTGAGATACATTCTTGGACTCGATCTATACGGTAAGTGGAATCACCGTATAGGATATGGTAACATGTGGCATATATGTGAGCAGTTTCATGCAGGTCAAGAGGAGTATGAAACACCTCTGCTCTGTCATACTCAAGAGCTAATTAGAAAATATAGAACGCAGGAAGCAGACATTGTAAAGTGGTATAATGTCTGCTTAGTCCAATTTCCAGAGTATGCTAAGTATTGGAAGGAGCATCCAGACGTAAAAAATCGCACACCTCTTATGCGAGAGAGTGTGTTTGATGTAGGCTATATTTTGCCATCAGGACGAATGGTAAGACTACGTGGAAAGTTTGACTCAGTAGACCTTATTACTGACAAAGTTACAGGACCAGATGGTGGTATTTATCTCCAAGAGAATAAGACGAAGGGGGACATAGATAAGCTTCAAGTAGAGCGACAGTTAAAGTTTGACTTACAGACAATGCTTTACTTGATTGCTCTGGAAAGAGTGGCATGTATTGACTACGGATCAGAAGCCCCAATCTTAGGAGTCCGCTACAATGTGATTCGCCGACCGCTTTCAGGTGGAGTTGGCAATATCAGACCACATAAGGGTAAGGCCACTAGGAGCACTATCACTCAAGCTGAAACGGACGAGGAGTTCTATGAGCGCTTGAGACATGACTATATTGCTGATGATCCCGCATACTGGTTCTTTCGTGTAAGGTCTGAGGTGAGTAAGAAAGATATACAGGTGTTTAAGGATACTTGTTTTGATCCACTACTGGAGACTATATGTTGGTGGTATGAGCAAGTAACTAACGCTAGAACACGGCGTATTGATGATGCACCCCCTCCTATGAACTACCGTACTCCCTTCGGTGTATATAGCTCTCTAGAAGAAGGTGGTGCAACAGAGTATGATGCTTACCTTGAAACAGGTAGTGAGGCTGGACTACAACGAGTTGAAACGATGTTCCCGGAGTTACAATAATGCCAGCGACAACGAGACAAGCACCTCCTAAGACTACACCTATTATTACTAATGGAGTGTTGTCAACTGCAATACCCGTAACTTCTCTAACACAGAAGTATATTAAACTATGTATCTATGGACGTAATAGATCAGGGAAAACTACTTTAGCCGCCCAGTTTAGGAAACCTATACTATTTATTTCCTGTGAACCGGAGAACAATGGTGGTATGGATAGTGTGGCTAACATAGAGGGTATATCTCTGATTAAGGTCTCTTCACATAAGATCAAGGGGGAGAACGTAAGCGGAAGTGCTAAAGTGGTTGTTATTGCACGTGAGTTGGCTGTTAGTAACCCATTTAGGACAGTAGTACTTAAAACAGCGACATCTCTCCAAGACATTGTTTCGGTCGAGCTTCAGGGACTATCAAAAGTTCCTGAGATGTTAACTTGGGGGACTGTGCCCGACGGCCTATATCAACAGCGTGCATCGAAGCTAAGAGAGACTATTAGACCTTTGTTGGACCTTACTAACTGCAATGTAATTGTCTTAGCTCAGGAGAAGGATCACAACCCAGTTGAGGACCGTGGTGGTAAGAATAAGCTCTTGCACACAATGCAGATGGGTTCCTTTTGGGCGCCAGCACTCGGTGCCACCAACGCCCAATGGCTACAAGACGCTAGCACTTACGTGATACAGTTATATGAGGATGAGACTACACAAGATGTAGTAACCCCTCGAACGGATGCTCACGGAAAGCCTATGACTCCGGTAGTGCAGAAAGTTGGTACGGATAAGCGTCAGCGCCATTTGCGGTTACTATATCACCCGAACTTTGCGGCTGGTGGTAAGTGGCAATACGACGAGAATTTACCTGAGTTCGTGACAGCACCGACGCCAAGAGAACTTTACTTAGTGTTAGCAAAGTATATACCGGCGCTTGAGGCATAATAAAGGTGTCTTCGACGGTAAGGGTCAGCCGACTTTGGGGGTCGGCAAAACAGTTTACAGGGGGCTGTTGACCCTTACCTTTATTGACATCGCCCAGTGGTTCCACTCCGGGAGATCGTCTTGGATAACGACCGTAGAGCAGCGGCCTAGCTCGCCTGGCCCATAACCAGGAGGTCGGTGGTTCAAATCCACCCGGTCGTAGTAAGTGGGAGGGGGCAGGTTGGCAGAAAAGTGTGTACACTGCCATAAAATTTTTAAGCCTGTTAACTCTCCCACCTTTTCTCGCAGTTAGGAGTTTGACTATGCCAGTTCAGCAGCAGATGAGTTCGTTTGCTGAAAGACTTGGTGGTCGAGTCTCTCAAGCAAATCAGGAGACAGCAAACAAACCTATCAACACAGGAAGCCGACAACTCCCACCTGGTATCAAAATGGGACTTGCAAAGATTTCGGCGCTTTACACGAAGAAACAAACAGAGGACAAAAAGAAGATTCCATTGGGTGAAACATTCTTCCGAGTGAGTGCAACTGTGTTGGGTAGGATAGTAAATGGACAACTTGATGAAACACATGGTGGGAATAAGATTTCAGGGTTGGTAACCCAGGGAATAATACCACTTTGTGATACCCCTGAGGGGTATCGTCGGTTTCTCGGTATTGGGAAGAACAAAACATTTGTGGAGAATTGGGATGACTTTAGGAGCGTGTTTGGAATGCTTGGTGTAGCCCCTTGTCAGGAGACACTAGCAACCGACCCAACTGGAGCACGTACTGAAGCCTACTTCATGGCCGCTATGAAAACTCTTAATGAGAGTGCAAAGTCTGGTAACCCCTTGTACATTTTGTTTGAGACACGTGCCTACACTCCTCCAAGGTCACCAACTAATCCGAATCCACAAGAGATGGTGTTTGAGACATGGACTGGTCGTGCACAATGGAATGGTCAAGTTGATCCTACAGCAGCAGTAACGACAACTCAGCCTGAGCCAATGACTGTACCCCCTGGACAGAGTCAGTTACCACAAATTCCTTCGTCGCCACAGGAGCCAGAGGATAGGGCTGAGTTGATTGCAGCACTTGTTGAGATTGCAATGAGTGACCCTCAAGGTGCAACAGAGAACGGGGCTAGTGCATCTACTCAACTTGAGGAGTTGGCTTGGGCAGTTGGGTGGACACAGAAGCAGACTGCCGCTGCAATAGACTGGGCAGCGGTTGGAGACTTGGCACTGAATCCTCCACCAGCAAACTCTACACCTGAAGCTACTCCGACGACTGCTCCTGTCGTCACACCTGTTGGGGTTCCTGTGGTTGGAATGAAGTATAAGTTTGCTAAGCGCACCACAACAGGGGAGAAGTTGAAGGACTCTAATGGAAAAGAGTTCCCTCCGCAGAGTGTGACAGTCATAGCTGTGGACGCCGCTGCAAGGACTTGCATACTTAGGTCCGACAGGGATGGTAAGGAGGTGGTTGACATTCGCACTAAGAAGCCAACGCAGGTAAAGTTTGAGTGGCTTGAGTAGTTGCCATCCCAGGGTGCCTGTAACCGTAAGGAACAGGGCGCTTTCCCTAGCGTGTAATCACCCTGGCTCTAGGCGCTTAGCTCAGAGGTAGAGCAGGAGACTCATAGTCTCTTGGTCGCTGGTTCGACCCCAGCAGTGCCTACTATGCCAGCCTCAAATAGAGTAGGACAACCAAGGAAGACACCGGTGTAAGAAGTAGTACATGGAGAGTGTACTATAAGATTGGGTTACAAAACTTGGTCTGGGCCATCAGCTTGCAAGGTAAGGAGTTAACTATGCCGGTTTCAAATAGGACAAAGTTACTACTGAGTCAAACATTATTTCCAGAGAGGTATAAGGAGAGACAGTTAGAACATAAACAGTGTATCGCATGTGATGGAACTGGGAAGAATAGTAAGGGTGGAGACTGTGTAGTATGCACTGAGACCAGTGAGCATAGAAGGTTACAGACAAGGATAAACTAAGGTGATTATATCACTCGATACAGAGTGTACTGGTCTTGACTTCGCACATGGGGCGATGCCATTTCTTGTGACTACGTGTGCAAACGACGGGACCATTAGATTTTGGGAGTGGGATGTAGACCCACTAACCCGCAAGCCTGACATACCTAGTGAAGACATTTCTGACATTGCAGAGCTAATCGACGCAGCGGACCTAATCTACTTTCAGAACTCTAAGTATGATATAAGAGCGCTGCTGTCTATAGGACTACAAGTCCCTTGGGATAAGGTTCGTGATACTTTAGTGATGGGACACCTATTAGCCTCTAACCACCGACACAACTTAACTGATATGTGTCTTGAGTATCTTGGTGTAGACATCGAGCCGTTTGAGTTAAAAGTTAAAGAGATAACACAAGCTGCTCGATCAATAGCTAAGTCTGATTACCCTACTTGGCTTATTGCTAAAGAGGGTGCAAACGGTATGCCGTCAGTAAAAGAAAGTTCAAAGCGAGATGGAGACAAGCCTTGGAAGAATGATATGTGGCTTCCAAGAGCATATATAAGGCTAACTGACTGGAAGGTAACTAACCCTGATTGGCTTGACGCTTGCTCTAAATATGCCAATGCTGACTCAGAGTATACCCTTTATCTTGGTTTAGAGATGGAGAAATATATAGCTCAAAGAGGACTTTGGAAGATATATGAACATAGAATAAATCTTCCACGTATAGCTTCTGAGATGGAATGTTATGGCTTGACAGCTATAGGAGACTATACAGAATCTACAATTCAGCAGTATAGTGAGTATAGTGCTGAATCAGAAGCGGAGTTAGTTTCTATCGCTGCTGAGTATGGACACCACTTAGAACTGGCAGATGGACCTGCAACCAACGACAATATGCGTGATTTCTTCTATGGCTCAGTTACTCAATCGTGTACATACTGTAACTATACTAAAAGGATTAAACATTGGAACGGTGAAGAAGCGAATGGAGAAGTGTGTCCTAAGTGCCTAAGTCGTAAGAAGGGATCATCAAGACGACGATTAGGGACAACTAGAAGGGATAACTTAAAACTGCCTATAATATACGGTAGTAAAACAGGAAATGCTTCATTAGACAAAGACGCAATGCAAGAGTACTTGACTACACTAGACGGACAAGCTCCTGACTTCGTTAGGCTACTTACCGATAAACGTAAGCACGAGACTGATTTAAGTTATATGAAGGCATACCAGCGCTTTTGGGTTCCTGTAGTTGGATCGCCAGGTCACTATCGTATACATGCAAGTCTAAACCCATGTGCAACGGACCACCTTCGTTGGGCTAGTAACAACCCTAACCTACAAAACGTAGGTAAGCAAGAGGATGAATGGCGTCTATCGGTTCGCAATTGTTTTGGTCCAGCGCCAGGACGCGAATGGTGGTCGATGGACTTCCAAAACATAGAGCTACGTATTCCAGGCTATGAGTCTGGTGAAAAGTCAATGGTTGAGGTGTTTGAGAAGCCTAATGAACCACCATACTGGGGTTCTTATCACAACTTGATAGCAAGTATAGTTTACTCTATAGAATACTTTGAAAGAGACTTGCATCTAACAAGAGACGGATTTAAGAAGAAGTATAAGGCAACTCTCTATCAATGGATTAAGAACTTCAACTTTGCTAAACAGTATGGTTGTGGTAAAAGGAAGGGTGATGCTACTGCTCGAAAGGCTGGAGCGTTTGACCTTGTGGATCAAGGACTTCCTAAGTTGGCATCACTCCAAGCTTACTACCTTCTAAAAGCAGAGAAGACTGGGTATGTAGAGACGCTGCCAGATAGAACTGTAGACTCTCAACGTGGGTATCCTATACTCGCAAGTAGGACTGAAGATAATAGAATACTTAGTACAACCCCTTTTAACTATCACGTGTCAGGAACAGCCTGTTGGTGTAAAAATCAGGCACTTATAAGGTGTTCGGATCGACTTAGACAGTGGCGCGAGAGTGAGGACTTTGACGGTCATATAGCGCTTGAGATTCACGACGAGATCATATTTGACTTCCCTGGTGGAGATGGACCAGGTAAGAATATGGACCGTGCTCTAGTTCTTAAAGGGTTAATGGAGCAGAGTGGTGAGGACTTACTTCCAAGGATACCTACACCAGTGTCGGTGGAGTATCACAGTAGAACTTGGGCTGAAGGAGTTGGAGTCTAATGCCAGTCGCTAATAGACAACAGCGGCAGACCACTCCAGATAGACTGCGCCCGTTCATGTTCCACGGACTTGACCTGAACGTGCGTGGGAGTCATGCAACTGGAGATTGTCTATCCTGTGGACGAGAGGGAAAGCTCTCAGTAGAGGTGGAGACTGGAGTCTGGCAGTGCTTCGTTTGTAACACAAAAGGTAACGGACTGGTATTCACTAGATTGCTTTATGAGAAGGCAGCTGAGTCAAAATCTGACGCAGGAGCATTCCATACTGCTGTTGCTAAGGACCGCAGACTTATATCCCCTGCAACTGTAGCAGCTTGGGGGATCTGTAAGGACGGTGAAGGCTCTTGGTTAGTGCCTGGGTATGGGGTAGATGGAAAGTTGGATCAAGTCTATCGTAGAATGAAGATACAAGAAAGAGATCAGTGGGTGTGGAGACTACTACCTACACCTGGAATATGGCCGGAGGGTAAAGTTCATGCACTCTACCTAGTGCCAACAGACTTCGATCCTAACAGACCTAATCTAGTTATATGTGAGGGACCGTGGGATGCAATGGCGCTTTGGGAAGTGTGGAATAGATTGGATAAGACTACTAATATAATAGGTGTACCGGGGTGTAATATCTGGCGTGATGACTGGACAGGTCTATGTCGTAAGAAGTGTGTTACACTTCTATTCGACTCAGATCATCCAAGAATAAATGGCAAGTCCAAGTCTAGAGCTGGATATGACGGAATGAAGAGAGTAGCAAACAAGATAAGTGGAGTGGCCTCCTCACTTCGTTACTTAGTATGGGGACAAGACGGGTATGATCCTGAGAAGCCAAGTGGATGGGATGTACGAGACCACCTAAGCGCTGTTACAGGGACAGATAGAACGCCAGCTCTTAGAAGCCTATTCGACATGATACAGGAAGTACCTAAAGACTGGTTTAGTCCTAATACTAACATATCGTCTAATGGGCAACTACATCAGGGAGGTTTAGAGTCTAAGCCTTGTAGCACATGGACTAAGTGTCTAGAGGCTTGGCAGGGTGCAATGCAATGGCGACAGGACTTGTCGGATGCCCTGGCGACTCTATTTGCTGTATGTGCTTCAACGCAACAAGGTGGGAATCAGCTCTTCCTCCACTTGGTAGGCTCTGCTGGCTCAGGTAAGTCGACTATGTGTGACGGGTTGTTAGTATCCCAACACTGCCACAATCTAGAGCACTTAACTGGATTCCATAGCGGTTGGAGATTGGCAAACGATCAAGGTAAAGACTGCTCACTCATAGCTCGTATCAATGGTAAGACTCTAATAACACCTGAGGGTGATGTGATGATGTCGTCACCCAGGTTCAAAGAGATTATGAGTCAACAGCGGCGTATATTTGATGGAAAGAGTGGGACAACCTTTAAGAATACAGATAAGGATATAGTGTATGCCGGTCTTAGAACACCTTGGATTATGGCTCTAACACCGGCAATGATGGATCACGACCAGTCACATCTAGGGGACAGGTTTCTGCGCTTTGTTATAGCGGACCCACCAGAGAACGAAAAGCGGGATATAGTCCGGAGAGCACTAAGGTCTGAAAGAATGGCAATGGTTGACCGCTCAAACGGTACGGCTGGATCAGTGTTAGACGCTAAGACTAGACTAGCCTATACACTTACAGGTGGATATGTAGACTGGCTAAGGTCTAACACTGAGGAGAAATTAGGTCTAATAGATATAACAGAAGACGTTGAAGACTACTGCATAGACTTGGCAGAGCTGTCTGCTGATCTACGTGCGAGACCTAATGAAGATAGTAGAAAGCACAATATATATGAGTGTAAGGAGCTACCAACTAGATTGGCACGCCAGAACATACGGCTAGCAGGCTGTCTCGCAGTAGTACTCAACAAAGGGACCATAAGTACTAATATACTTTCTATCATCCGTAAGATAGCATTAGATACAGCTATGGGACATAGTCTTAATATAGTAAAGTGGCTTTGCTCCCCGAACCCGAAGGCTGGATATAGACTATATCAGGAGACAGGTGGACTAATGATTCGGACACTAGAGATGTGGACTGGTATGTCAAACGAGAGACTTCAGCGCTACTTAGCGTTCCTGCGCAAGATAGATGTGCTAAAGTGGGAGCAAGTTAGGCAGACAGACGGGACATGGTTGCTTACAGATCGGGTGTATAGTCTCTACTTGAGGGTGATAAAGTGAGTGAAGACAGGAAGGTAGACTCTGGAGTAATGGATACTACTACAGTAGGTTGTAAGAACTGTAAAGTGCTGTGGGATGAGTTAAGAGAAGTCAAAAAGGAGATAGGGAGGTTAAAAAACTATGCCAATTTCCTCGAAAAGGAACGTAAGAGACTGCTTAACGCCCTACTGGAAATCTGAGTGTGGCTGTGCTGTGGTGTATATAGGGGACTGTCTAGATGTTATGGCACATTTAGAACCTAATCAGTTCCACGCCATAATTACAGACCCTCCATACAACCTTTCGTTTATGGGTAAAGACTGGGACTCTTATAAAGACCCTCATCTCTTTCAAAAGTGGTTTAAGGAGCGGACTGATGAGATGCTTAGAGTGGCTAAGCCTGGAGCACATTTACTGTCATTTGGTGGTACTAGGACGTGGCATCGTATGACTTGTGCTATAGAAGACACTGGATTTAAGATTAGAGACTGCCTAATGTGGTTATGCTCTACAGGCTTTCCAAAGGGGACAGATGTATCAAAGGATATTGACAAGGAGTACGGAGTTAAAAGAGAGATTACTGGAACTGTTCAATCAGAGTCTTCACAGACTAGACAGATACAAGACGGGAAAGCTATGAGGTTTAACCCATTCGGAAATATGGAGCAGATAAGTGGAGTAGAAGCTAAGGCTAGAAGTGGAATTAGATATGACATTCCTGTAACAGAAGACGCCCAAAGATGGCAGGGGTGGAATACAGCGCTTAAACCTGCATGGGAACCTATAGTTGTTGCTAGGAAGGAACTTATTAAGAATGTAGCATACAACTCGATAGAGAACCATTGTGGTGGTATGAACGTAGACACTTGTAGAGTCGGAACAACAGGAGCGGTTATTGAGAGAAATGGTGAGACTGCTAGGAAAAGCTCAGGCTCAGGTATTTATTGCTTCAATAGAGAAGGGGATACCTCGATGCACGGGAGCTTAGCTAAATTCACAAAGGATGGGCGCTACCCTGCTAATTTAATACATGACGGGTGTTTACCTGATGAGATTGCAAGGTTCTTCTACTCAGCGAAAGCAGGAGGGAGTGATAGACCACATGGCAGAATAGACTCACATCCAGCAGTAAAGCCACTTGATCTAATGCGCTACTTGGTCAAACTGGTCTGCCTTCCTGGCACTATAATACTAGACCCATTTATGGGTTCAGGAAGCACAGGCTGTGCTGCAATAGAAGAAGACGTGCACTTCGTCGGTATAGAACAGTTACAAAGCTATGCCGACAAAGCTATAGGTAGACTTAAACTGTCATTGGAGAAGAGAGGAGATAAGGAGTTCCCAGCACTTCCTACTAAAGTGCAACATCCAGTGAAGTCGGTTATGTCAACAAAGAGGTTTAGAGGACTTTAGAAAGGAGATGTAAGAACTATGCCCACTTCAAATCATGCTTATGCTAGGTTGCGAACACCTCAAGCTCGTGTGATGGCAGCTCTCATTATAGAGGGTATGGACTTATCCGCAGAGCATGAGTGTCCTCTAGTTACTAGAGCACAACTACACGTTAAAGCTGGATATACTGCTGTTAGTGGGAGTATCACGAGAGCGCTGAACGGGATCAAACCCGGTAGTAGCTCTGGTAATCCACAGATTGGGTTGCTTGCGATGAAGATGGTGGAGGAAGTTGTTCTCGATATTGAAGGTGTAAAAGAGATCAACTACAGGGCAACTGCTAAAGGGGTAGCTGCTTATAAAGAGTTCGTGAGGTCTCATGGTGGAAGATTGCCGAAGCATAGACCTATAGACATTAGCACGAACAATCGGTATAAGAAACAACCTTCTGGGACGTCCTAGCCGCTTGCAGGGATGGCCGCCAGCCCGCCCACGTCGCCCGTAGCCGCGTCCTGGCGGGGTAGGTAGGGCTACCCTACCGGGGCTGGATAGCTAGCGGCAGAATCAATCGTAGGCGATTCTAGGGTACAACTGGGAGTTCCATGACAAGCACTAGATGTAAAACTTTATTCTGATTGGCACGGGATTTGCATGATCTACCTAATTGGCATTCCGCATGTAGCGGAATGATACAGAGTTGCCTAAACCTACAAAAAGGGGAGACTGGTATGAATGAGAAAGTGAATAAGGCTGATGAGTCGGAGTACTCCCAGCTGTGTGATTCCATTATCAATGGACCGTGCGGCTTCTGTCATGCCAAAGTCATGCAGGGGGAGAAGCATGGAGATGGATGTCCAATGAGCCAAGAACTTAGTCAGGCAGACCAGTTCAATAAGCTTCAGTGCTATATTGGAGTAGAAAAAGACTACATCATTCTGGACTTCTCAGATGGTAGTCGAGTGAAAGAACTTATTAACTGGCGTGCCTAGCAGAGTATTGGTTTCTCGTGTGACGCGTTTAATGCTATCGTCAATGCTCCAGAAAGGGGTGTAGTATGAAGGTTGAGGGCAACATGCGTCATGGACAGGATGAGAAGACTTTCCAAGACGGGGTTGAAGTTGATTTGATCATCTTCGATCAGAACGGTCTCGACGCACCATTTGGCGTACACATCAGTGCGTATGATGGTACGACTATCACAGCATGGGTTAAACTTTCAGACCTCCTTGCTATGATTGGTGAGACAGTTAAGATTGCGGAGAATACTTGATGAACAACGTTATGACGGTCGGAAAGCTTCTAGAGTTTTTGAAGTCGCTTCCGAAGAACGCGCCTTTTGTGTTCTTTGAACTCGACGAGTTCCACAGTGAACACTTTATCTACAATGCAAAACTCATTGTGGGTGACGGAGCCACTGTACTTGCTCTTTCAGGACAGGAGGTGTCAGACTTGTACTTGGAGGAGGAGTCATGTGAATTAGGCTTGATCGAGTAGATAGGACCTTCTAACTCGAACTTGCAAAGAAGGGAGACTGAGAAAATGCCGAAACTATATCCAGTCTATCACTTTAATGACAGCATGGTGATGGCAAGAGTGTGTCTAGCCTTACACACAAGACTACATAGACAAGGACGCAAGTGGTCGCTGTATCAAGTTGCAAGGCACATAGACAAGACAGTGATACATGAGATCCAAGACAACATGTTTCACGTATACCACTTCCAAGACGGGTCAGCCGTTCTGACTACATTAAGTCGTAGATATCAGCAGGTATGGATTCAACACTAGAGGGGTTTTATGACTATGTGGGATTGTCTCCGTATAGAAACTCTAGTTACAGTCCTTATCGACTTGGTGGACCTCTCTACAGCACCATATTTTACTCAAGAAGTGGATGAGATATGGAGGCAATTAGTTAGGAGAGCTGGTAGCACTGATGTAGAGAAACTGATACGTAATGAGTTGCTACGACGTAGCAAGAAATCACACTCGAACTTATAAAGAAGGGAGACTGAGATGAGTGTTAATGAAAAAAGTGCAACTAGAGAAAGACCTAGAACACTGAGAAGTGTTGGTAGAAAACAGATAGGAATTGCTCTGGGTGATAGCCTGGAGAAGCGCATGGAAAGGTTCACGGCCTCTCAAATTATAAAGCCGAATATAAGTCAATTAGTTCGTGCTGCAATTGATGTATTCCTGCGGCAAAATGATTTTTAGGAACCTACTACAAGTCGCCCAAAACTCAAAGAAAGAGGTGAAGTATGAAGGTTGAAGGCAACATGCGTCATGGTCGGGCTGTAAAGCTCGGAACTGTATTAAGTGGAACAATGCAGAATAAAGACCTCATTCCTGCATTCGTGGAAGAGTTGGAGGCAATTCTCGGTGGAGAGTGTCTAAGAACTCGGGAGATCAAGACTGCATGGTTGTGTGAGGGTTACTTTGAATCAATATATGCGGACTCTGATCTACAAACCCTCTATGATGAGCTTAATAACTATGCTCCACCACATTGCTACTTTGGAGCACTTGAGGGAGATGGTGCAGACTACGGCTTCTGGCCGTTAAACAGGGCGGCAGATACAATACCAGAGTTCTTTACAAAATGGCTCCAAGCACTGAGTAGGGAGCAGCTGGAGAATATATACGACTGGTTGGTCGACTGCCACCTTGACCCAGAGGAGTGTATGAACCGTATAAAGGCTATATATGGTGTCTTACCACCATGCCCAGGTAGTTTTGCTGACTTGAACAGAACACGATTATGACCGCGACTAGCGAAGTTGTAGGGATTGACCGACTGTACAATTGAAGCGTTAGGTAAGGAATTATCTTCCCTAGCGCTTTTTTTACTGCTAGGGTAGAACAGATAGGTTAGAAACAGGGAGGATACTAATGACGAAACAACTAGAGTGCCGCGTGGTGATTACGAACCGCCAAGATGGCAGGTTCGACCTGGGAATGTACAACCCACTTAACTGTAGGTATGAGCCGCTTGGTACACATCCAAACTTAGATAGAGATAAGATAATACGTGGCTTAAAAGAACGGATTGAGAGAGAGAGACACCTATTAACCTTTTCGGAGGTGAGTGCACCGCGATGAAGAAGAAAAGGGTGATAACATGATATGCCCTCAGTGTTATGGACGTGGAGTGATGGAGAACTGTATACAGTATCAACCGTGCCCACTTTGTAGTGGGTTCGGTGTAGTGCTCTGCTGTGAGGGTATGCAGAGCCAGCCCAACTATACTGAATTGGAGGTAACTATGTCAGTGTCAAGAAGTAGGCACAGGAGACAACAGCAGAGACTTAAGAAGCAGCGTGCCAAAGAAGAGGAAGACCTACAATTGATAGGAGGAGTAATACAGAGCCATGCCAGTGTCAAACTACAACCGCGAAGAGAGCGGAGGCCGAGGAAGCAGCTCAAGGCAGGATGACACACTTGGGACGAGTGGTAGCACGGCGGAGTCTAGTAGAGGTAACTTAGAGGGTCTATCACATAGCCAGCGTAGAAACTTGAGGCAGAAACTCAAGGCACAGTATGCTAGGATACGCGAAGACGCACAGCTGGCAGGAGTGATAGAGACTACGCCGCAGGGGGCCGCTCGGAATGAAGTTGTAGACCCTCGTCTACAAGGGTGCCAGCAACTGCCAGAGTTGATACGTCAAGCTCTGAAAGAGTGTTGGGCAGTGCCAGATAGTGCTAAGCCAGGGATAATAGGGGCGCTGTTAGAGCCATTCTTCTCCAATGATATAGTGTTGGATAAGGATGGAAACCAGGTAAGAGTGGCACCTAGTAGGACTCTATTGATAGAACTTGCCAGAACATTAAAGATGCTAGACCAGACGCAGTTCGAGCGAGATCATCCTGAACTGGCAGCAAAAGCTAGGGGTGGCGGAAGTATATCGGTTAATAACAACATACAAGCTGCGCTAGTGCTACGGGGGATGATAGAGAAGGGGGAACTGGGAGGGGTGGTAGAACACTTGAAAGGAGAGACTGTACATGATTAAAACAACACAGTGTAATGTGACATCGTTTTTGTGTCCGGCGTGTGGTCGGCCAGGTTTAACAATAGCTATGGCTAGTAATTGGTTTGGCAGTTGGATGTGTCGTATGTGTGGTGCCAGTGGGTCATACCCACCTGCGCTGAGTTGTAAAGAGGGCGAACTGAGGAAAGTGGTGGAGCCGGCGTCCGGGCCAAGCGAGAGAGTAATAGGAAGTGATAGAAACGAAAAAACCCCACCAGGTTTTTAAGTCTGGTGGGGTTATGTGGTTACATAGCTCGCTCAATACACTCCCCGTCTTCAAACGTCCATGTCTGTTTGACTGGAGTTTCATTACACCATTGGCCGTGCGTGGCACACCACCAAACTCGGTAGGGTGCTCTATCAGGCCAGATCATTTGTGGGCTCCGTTGCATTTCGCAGTCTGCGGTGTGGCGGTCACTGAATCCATGCCTTGGTGCGATCCCAGTCTCTAGCAGTCCAAGTTCTCGGGGATGGTACATTGCAGTCTCCTTCTGATAGAAGTGGTGGACAGAAAAAAACCCTGCCTAGTGGTATACTAGGCAGGGTTCGTGATGCTACACAGCGTCTTGCTCATCCGTACTAGGTGTGGTAACACTCTTTTTGCTGTTCTTGAGAGCTTCCTTCTCCTCGGCCCTCCGGATGTTCTCGGCGAGTTTTTCCTCGTCGGTCATTGGGCGGACGTCACGGACCACCAAGCCCCCTTTAGGGAACTTGTTCCCATTTTCGTCCTTGCGGAAAATTTTACCGAAAAGGTAGCGACGCCGCAGGGCAGTGCGGATCTTCGGCGGCATTCCATCAACCGGGACATTGTAGTGCCGTTTGACAGTCTCTTTGCCGTCAAGCACGCTCCCCTTGTCGTTCTCTGGTCCCTCGGACCGTCTGAGAATGATGCCAACCGAGTTGCTGGCTTTGGCAAACCACTCGTCCCAAGGGTATTTTGTACCCCCAAATTTGCCGGTACCAACCAGACCAGTGCAGTTTTCTGGTGCAGTCTCCACGTCGTTCTCTACCAACTGAACTGGTTCTGCCGGCTGAACTGGTTCAGTCGGTTGAACTGGTTCTGCCGACTTGACTGGAGCTTTCTTAGCCATGACACAGTCTCCGAATATCTGCTCGACCGTGCAGTGCCTACACGCGAAAGTGCGAGAGGTATCACACGGTTTTGCATCCACAGAAATGTTTAGAACCAATGGGCAGGGGAAGTGGCTCGACTTGTAAGAAGTTTTTATTCTAGTAAGGTGCGTCTAGTCTCGGATTTCAAGGCGAGGAGCGGGAATCCATGCGCTCTTAAAACTCTTGCTGTGTACTAGACAGTAGAGTGCATCGTTTGCATCGTACATGGTGTCCACGACGATGCCAGTCATGCCATTCTGCGGATCATCTGTGTGGATGCGTCGTACAGTTTTGCCCATCCACAATGAGGAGATCCATGCGTTTCCAGGGTGTGGCATTGGGGGTTCTCCATTTTGTAAGGGGTTAGACTTCTAGGGACTCAATGGAAGTCTCCATTCTAGTGGAGCCACTTCCCGCGACCATTGGTTCTAGCGTGCGTATCGTTCCATTGTGCGAGACTAGGTGTTAGCCAGTCTGGACTAATGGAGCGTACCTAAATTGTCAAAGAGCCACCATCCGGTCATAGACCGGGATTACCCTACACGAGCACGGGGCGATTGGGCCGATTGCACTCCCCATGTCTATCGGGTAATCAAGTTCAAGGGGGACTTTGGGGGTCGAACCCGTTGGGGATGCTGTACCCCAGCCCATCACAGCCTGTGACCCTGTGCTGTGCTGCTAGTCCCACGTCCACCATAGCCCGGTATTGCGGTGGGGCTAGGCATTCGCCTGTTCCCTCCGCCGCATTGCCAATACCATATGCAACGCCCATGCCAATCCATTGGCATGGCGAGGATACCGCATTCCTGATGCGGTTTTTTAACCTTGGGGATCTAGCCCCCTACCATGCCGCCCATGCGAGTGTAGCATACCACGTCAGGCGCTCCGTATGATTTTGCATTTCCCGTAGCATTTCGCTACTCCCCACGTTTGTATAGCGTATCATTTCTGCTACAATGCACACCCATCCATGACCATGCACCCATGTACCATTGACTATGCCATGCCCGTAATGCGTCCACGATTGCGAATGCCGCGTCCTGGCCATGCCAGGCTACCCATGTACCAACCATGCCACCCATGCGGCCTAGCGGCCGTGCCAGACCGATCCGTGGCCATGCCTGGCCGCGTACCTAGCCGCTACGCCCGCCTCTACCTACCCATGTCTATAGGGTCACCTAACTCCTCTAGCTAGACAGCACTAAGTCTTCTAGTTCGCCTAGCCTAGCCTAATCCCTACCCATACCTCCTACCCATGCAGTCACCCGGTCTGCCTAGTGCGCCCGAAGCGTGTTGTGCGGAGAGTCAAGGGGGTGTATGGGACCCGCCTACTTTTACACTCAACATATCTCCCGTCTATAGAGTTATAACGAAAACTACTTCTACACTCAACACACCTACACCCCTCTAAGTTATAACTAAACACACTACTCCTAAGTTATAACACATCACAGTAGCAGCGCTGTAGAGTTATAACCCTACCCCCATTAAACTCTTTGAGGAAAGAGTAGTATTGCAGCCACAGCACCGTTTAAGTTAGTATATAGCAACTCAAAAAAAAAAATTTTTTCTTAACCCAGCGCTCCTAACCGAGTTATACTAGACGTAGGCTCAATTGCAACCGCAGGACACTTAAGTTCGCTAATATGTCGACTAAGTGAAACCGGCTTAGAAAAGTGCAAAAGAGAAGAAAAAGACATCAATGCAATAACTGTGCGATACTCTACTACTACTACTACTACTACTACTATAGAGGCAAGACTGCAAGAGTGGAGACTTTAAGGTTATGTATATATTACAGAGAAAACAACGAGGTAACCCACTCATAAGAGGTCAATGGTTTCTAAACCAACTTGCCGAGGTAAAAGTGACTTGTCCTGCCTGTGGAGGATTAGGGGATCTGAACGACCACCAGATAGCTTTGATCGGAACTGGTGATGGGGTAGTCACACCCTCCGTGCAATGCGAGTGTGGCTTCCATGACGAAGTTGTATTAAAGAACTGGAGCCTAGAATGAAGAAGAGGATATGGGCACGTGTACCTGAACCAGAATGGGTTCAATGGTGGGATTGGGCGTTACTATTAGGCTACTTACTCTTTGGGGTTCTTATTGTCTTGCCACTTAGCCTTCTGTTTAATAGGGACATCATTAGTGAGGATTAAGCGCTATTGAAATCCGTTAGCGCTTAAAGCTATAGAGTCCTAAGTTATGCACTTATCTATACAGATACTACCTATAGGTATTCCTAGCGCAAAACACGCTTTACCAATGACCGGAACAGCTCTATGAACACAACGAACGACATACTCAACAGATGCCCCCACCTCCTATCCCCCGCTCATCTTGCTATAGCCGACACAGGTGGCAAAGAGAAGAACCCTCCTCACTTGCAGAAGTTGACTGAGATGCTAGTCAAGGCTTGGCGAACTCCAAACTCAAGGACCGCTGTCATCCTCCCATTCCAACATGGGAAACAGCTTACTCACGACACTCCTATACTCACAGAGTGTGGGTGGAAAACACACGGGGAACTGAAAGTTGGTGACTATGTATTCTCCCCAAGTGGCCTACCCGTTAAAGTATTAGCACTGTCCGAAGACGGTAAGTCTGATTACTTAGTACACTTCTCTGATGGATCAAAAATACAATGTCATAGCAGACATGAGTGGTATGTCTATGATAGAGGTAACCAGAGATTTATAATTGCCGAAACACAGTACATTGCTGGGAGAAAACTAAAAGCAGATACACACTTTGTGTTTAGTGTACCGAGAATACTACCACTCATAATGCCATCACAAGCACTAGCTCTACACCCATACGCACTAGGAGCTTGGCTTGGAGATGGAAACTCTGACTATCCTTGGTTATCACACGGAGGAGATGACTGGGAAGTAGTAAATGGGATAATAGCTTGTGGATATAAGTGTACAAGACGGACTCTGATGCGAAATGAGTTAGGGGAATCCTACTATAGTGTATTCAACGGAATGATGGCTGGATTGGTTGGATACTGTCTGCTTGGTAATAAGCACATACCTGAAGACTATCTATTCGCTTCTGACGAACAAAGGATGGAGCTACTGGCTGGCTTAATAGACACGGATGGCAATTATTCACCAGAGAAGAGGGAAGAGTTTGGTGGCGGTGGACAGTATAGGTTTACTAATACAAACAAGCGCCTTATTGACCAAGTAGCCTTCCTAGTTAGAACACTTGGATTCAAGCCCTCTATACAAGAGTACGAACCTACAACAACTACATCGGGTATAGTAGGTAAGGAAAGAGTTTATGTAATTGCTTTTTCACCAACGAGAGCGATACCCTGTCGGTTACCACGAAAGCAAACTATAGGACTCTCTGAACCTTGTCGTGTTGCGATAACAAAGATCGAGAGATGCACTCCGAAACCAGGACGTTGTATAGAAGTAGAAGGAGGACTTTATTTAGTCGGTGAGAACCTAACTCCAACTCATAACTCTCGTAGATGCTCTATCTACTTCCCAGCGTGGGTGTTACTCCTGTGGCCTGAGACTCGTATAGCTCTAGCAAGTTATGAGGAAACGTTTGCTTGCAGCTTCGGAGCTAAGGTGCGTGACATAGTCAACCGTTACGGACCTGCATTCGGTATCAACTTACGAGATGACACCAACGCTAAAGGTGAATGGATTATAGACAGCTATGAAGGTGGTATGGTCTGTAAGGGCAGAGGCGGTGCACTAACTGGAAGACCTGCTGACCTACTTATTATAGATGACTGTATAAAGAATAGTGAGGAAGCTCAGTCGCCTACTATCTTGGAGAACCTATGGGACTGGTATTGCACAGTGGCCTATAGTCGCCTTGGTCCAACTGCTCCTATAGTCATAATAGGTACACGATGGGGGCCACATGACTTATTCAGTAGAATTGAGGCGGAAGGTAAAGTAGGTGGTGATAAGTTCGAGACTCTTACCTTCAAAGCGATAGCCACAGAAGGAGACTTGCTAGGTAGAAAGATAGGTGAGGCTTTATGGCCTGAAAGGGTGCCTCTAGATAGACTTGAAAAGATTAAGAAGGCTAGACCTCGTTGGTTCCGCGTCTGTTGGCAGGGTGAGTCTGAGGGTGAGACTGGTGTCCACTTCCAACCAAAAGAGTGGCCACGTTATACTGATGTAGGAGACGCTTGGCGTGTCCACGCTGGAATTAACTGGGACCACTATAGAAAGCTTGAGTGTACTATCCTTCATGCTGTAGACTGGGCACAGAGCGGAAAGAAGAAGTCAAATAAGACCGCTATAGTTACAGGTGCATTGACTCCAGATGGTAAGATTCTAGTGCTCAGCGTCCTCAACAAGCTACTCCGCTATGAAGAGAACGCTCCAGCGCTAAATGAAGTATGCAAGTTATTTGCTAACTTTGCTGGGGACCCTATGGACACTATCGTGTGCTCCGACGACGACATGCTCTCAGACGCCATGATGGTCGAGTGCAAAAGGTTTCGTGCTATACCCCCTATCAAGCTCCTTGCCATAAAATCTAAATCCAAAATTAACCGAGCGCAGGCTAGTATAATACGGAGTCAAAATCACATGTTTCTACTGCCTAGCATAGTCTATGAGTGGGAAGAAGAGATGACGGACCAGTTAGCTGCATTCACAGGCGAAGAGGGTGAAGAGGATGATATTGCAGACTGCTTTGGTATACTAGGTCGCCTAGCTAACGAGTTTGCACCTGGCGAAGATCAAGAAGAACAAGAACCTGTACTCGGCTCAATAGGATTCAGTGGAGAATGGTAAGGTGTGGAACACTAAAGAGGACTGATAAGGTGTAGGATGCTTAAGAGGGCTAGTAAAAAGCAATGGAAGCTACATAAGGCATCGCTCGAAATAAATATAACTCGTTTACAACATATGCTGGATGAGTTGAAAGCTTTGGAAACTGACTTACAGACTGAGTTAGACTTGGAAAAGTTAGCACTTAGAAGAGCGAGCGCTGAATTGATACCCGCAGAGAAGCGTGGAATCCTTAGAGGACATCAAGAAGGCAAATGAAACTTCCAATAGACATAGTACCCTCCATCTCTGGACTTCGCTTCCGTTGGAGTCAAACCGTAGACTCTCTTGCTGGCATAAGGACTGTAGATTGTGAAGGACTGTTAACACTCTCAGCGGAAAAAGCAGTTGCAGACTTAATAGATCTCGCAAAACACCTTACTGCTGAGAATGGCAGACTTAGAGAGCAACTTGCTTCTAAGACTTCTAAAGATTAAAAGCAGTATTCCTCAAAGGGTAAATAGGGATAGGGATAAAGTAGGTAGGTCAGAAAAAATTAAAGGGTAAATTAGGCATGTCAACCACAGCTTTTTGGTCTCCTAACCAAGCAGCAGTTGCTCAGATTGAGACTTATACCTTTGCTGCACCTAATAGTGTTGGTAACACCTATATTGCTACGATCAACAGCAAGTCGGTCATATACAGCTCAATAAGTGGAGATACAGCAGCGACTGTTGCAACAGGACTGTTTAACCTTCTAAATATATCAACAGGAATAGCCGCCGAACTTACCGAGATTTCATTTGCAAACCCAAGTAGCGGAGTCATAACAGCAACTGCTAAGGTTGCAGGGACACCTTTTGCTAACCTATCTGGTGGATCAAGTTCAGGACTTGTACTATCCACTGGCAACGGACTTGCAAACGGTATAACTACAGCACATACAACTGCAAACGCATCGCCAAGTGACGCAAATGACCCTCAGAATTGGCTCCGTGTAACACCTCCCGCACCTGGTGTGCGACAACTACCTCAGAATACAGACGACGTATTAGTAGCAAACAGCTCAGTTCCACTACTTTGGAACTTAGATCAGCTTGCAGCCGTCCAGTTTAATACGTATAGGCGCTGGCAATCGTTTACTGGAACAATAGGACTACCTGAGAATAACCCCAACGGCTATACTGAGTGGAGAGCAACCTATTTCAAGTTTGTTGGTCCCCAAGGGTCTGTCCCAGCTGGTGGACTCTTAATGATCTTGGGTGAGAACACAGGTAGTGGGTTAGGTCCATCACGCGAGAGATATGACACTGGATCACAACCTGTAACTCTTACTATTTTGGCAACGGGTCAAGCGGCAGATGAATACGGAGTAAGATGGAAGGGAGTACACACTGCGAACACCTTTACTATACTAGGAGGTACAAGCCTTGGAATTGCAATGTTACCTGGAGAGACTGCTAATCTCGCCAGCTGTACTATAGATGGTAGCGCAACTGTAGGGATTGGCTCTGGTGTTACTTGGACTGCTGCGTCTACTCTTACTATGTATGGTGGATCAACCATCATAAACGCAGCTCCTGCAACTTTAACTATGAACAACGGGGCACAAGGTACTGTTGCTAAAGACGCTTTGACTTGGCCCGCAATTAACATGCAAGGAGGCTCCTCACTTGTATGGCTTGCTGGTGGAACTATTACAACTCTAACAATGACCACCAGCTCTTCAATAGACAAGAGTCAAGATGCTCGCTCCTTAACTATTACAAACTCGACAATAGATGGAGATACCTGCTCAGTCAACGACCCATTAAACGCAGTAACTTGGACAAATCCAACCTCAGTCAAGCAGCAGGTGACAGCTGGCCCGTTCAAGTTTACAGGAACTCGGACAGTGAAAGTAACATAACTAGAAAAGAGGGTGTACAATGGCAGAAACACTAGAACAAGGACAGGTTCAGTCTCCAGCTGGTTTCGTGTTTGGGGTACAGGGATGGCTCTGGGGAGAGCCAGTTCCAAAGTCTATTACCTTCTTCCTCGATGGAACAGCCAAAGTGTCTGATCAACACGGAAGACCGATAAAAGGTGCTGTTATCAACAACAAAGAAGTTAAGTTTGCTCTTACTCCTCCGAAGTATGATGACAAGCTAGGTGACAGAGCTGATCTTGCTACACACACTCAAGTGATAGCTGCGCTTGATGCTGAACGTGTAGACTGGAGAACGCTTGACTCCGCCGGTTGGCCACAGCTACCTTATGAGCAGTTGATAAAGCTTCCATCTCTTCCACCGACTCCTGTTGAGGAGTTGCGAAAGATACCTAACTCAGATTTGCGAAAGGCGGCTTTCCGCGCTCGTCGTGAGTTCGATGAAGCTAAGGCAAAGGAGTTAGAAGCTCTGGAAGCGGAGTAACATATGTCCTTCAAGGAGTTCTACGGGCAAGTCTACTTGCCTAGACACGATAACTACCATTGCCTCTTAATGCACGTGCTAGGCTTCTGGCTATGTGTTGCTGTGATAACAGTTGCTATAGCTGAAGGTTTATGGTTAGCTCTTGTTGCTGTACCGGTCATTTCCTACGGGCTTGCATGGAGCAGTCACTTAGTATATGCACACAACACCCCAGCAAGCTTTGACTTCAAGGACTCTTGGCTAGCTCCAGTCTACTCGATGCTAGGCTATATCCTAATGAATGTACAAGTTCTATTTGGAAGGATACCAAAGGTCTAACTTTTCTCCGCTCGATAGATAAAGGGCGCTGCTACAGTAATTAGCCACCTTAGTCCAGCAGACATATCCCCCCTCCCCCACTTCCGAAGTAGACTAGCTTGCTCGTCAGTTAAACTAAGTGTCCGGCGCTTGAGCGGAGGTACGTGCCGCTTACGGCCAGAGCCCACTGGTTTCCACCGTTTCAAGTGTCCTTCATACCCTTCATCATTTTCTATTGAACGTGACATAGATAAATCCCCCAATGTTGGTATTGACAGGTTAACCGCTCCTATGTTAAGGTGGCACAATGAAATATTGGCGCTAACTGGAGTAAACCATGCCACTCAAAAAAGGTCGCAGTAAAGCTACGATCAGTAGGAACATAAGGACAGAGATAAAGGCTGGTAAGCCACGAAAACAAGCCGTTGCTATTGCTCTGCATAAAGCAGGTAAGGGTAGAAAGTCATAGGAGACTTGCAGAGGACTTGTAGGAGACCTCTATGCTTATAGAGAAAGAAATTATTAGTCCAGGTACATACTGGTACGTGGACGAAAAGACAGGACTTCCACGTAAGTGGGATGTTACACCAGAGATTACGAGGCAGTTGCATAAAGACGGCAACGAGATGGTAGCGCTTGGCCTTCCCATTCCAGTTCCGTTCGAGCACGACTTTAATGCACATCCAATGACTCCAAAGGAGAAATTACTTAATAATGCCGGAGAGGTAAAAGAGTACCGGCTAAAAGGTGACACCCTTTGGAGTGTAGTTGACGTCCAAGATGAAGAGGTTAGGAAGAAAGTTGGTAAGTCTATTCGATGGACCTCGCCTTGGATTAGCTCCTTTACAGACGGGACCGGTCGACAGTGGAACAACGTGATTGCTCATCTTGCGTTGACTACAAGACCTCGCGTAGTGAAGCAAGCACCATTTGAGTCAATCGCAGTAGCCCTCTCTTTAGCAACTCCACTAGACGTTAAAGACATACCGAAGGAGGGCTTCTGCGTCTCGAAAGCTGGGAGACTGGTAGTACGCAAAAAGGACCAGAAACTCTGTCCCCAGTATCCGATGGCTTTCTCGTTGTACAGTGGAAGTAAAGTCTTTGCCGACGCCTTCAGTCCAAGTTCCCAAGGTAAAGGCAGTAAAGGTGGGAAGAAAGGTAAACAAGATAGCCAGGAGGATGACTACGACAATAGAGAGCTAGACGATGATGGAGAGTACACTTCAGACGACGATGATAGAAGTGCAGACATAAGTGGGTTAATGAACCCACTACAAGATAAGCATGGTGACGTGGGTATGGAAGAGTTGCTCTGTGACCTTTTATGCGCTCTTGGTGTTATGATGCCCCAAGGGGTTGGAGAGGGAGAGTTCAAGAGAGCTTTGTATGAAGCCGCAATGTCAAAGATATATGAACTCACTTCTAAAGCTCAAGCGCAGACTGATGCTAGTGCCCAAGCAACAAGAGCTAATACTACGTCACCGGCTGGAAACAATCCAAACAACCCACTTATTCAGCAGGAGCAGCAACCGATGTATATGTCACTTGAAGACATCAACAAGATTACTGACCCAACTATGAAGAGTGTTGCACTCTCAATGTACAACGAGAATGTTAAGCTTCGAGCTGAGTTAGATGCAAATGCAAAGGTAACTGCCTCCCTCCGAGACGCAAAGTTGAAGGAGGCCGGAGCCATACGGTCAACACGAGTGGCTCTACTAAGCAAGTTGTCTCCAAAGGTCAAGGCAGACCTTGACGCAATGCTTGCTCTACCTTCAATGGCGCTTAGTATGGGTGAAGCTGGTGCAGTAGTCGACCCAATGGCACAAGTTTTAGCGGTTCTTGAAAAAGGACTTTCAGACCTACCTCGACTCTTAACTGTGGACACTACAGCGTTGTCTGTATCTGCGCAGCCAACTGACGATGACATGCTCACCCAGGAACGAGAGAACGAACTTGCTGATGACTTGTCTCGAAGAATGGGGTATCCACCTGAGAAAGTTGAGAAGAAGAAAGCCTCGTAAGTAGGCAGGCGAGTGAGATGCTGATAACACCTCACCCGCCCTAACACTACAACCTGAAAGGAAGGTTGCAATGTCTGAATCTGATGATATCACAAAAGAGCAGCGGCGGAAACAATTAGCTGCATATTGGGAGAAGAAAAACGAAGAGAAGAAAGCGAGACGAAGAGAAAGACAAAAACTTCACACAAAAGTATGTGCTAAGAATTATATACAACAAGGACTATGTAGAGCGTGTGGAGGACCAAGGGAAGACAAAAGTGTCCAACACTGTGATAAGTGTGGGAAAAGAAGAAAGAGGGCATGGACACTAAGGCTTTATGGATTAACCGGCAGTGAGTATGAAGAACTTGCTGCATATCAAAATTGGGTATGTGCAATATGCGGAAAGAAGGAGACGTCGAAACGGGGCAACTTGGCGGTTGATCACGACCATAAAACGGGAAAAGTTCGTGGACTTCTGTGTCATAAGTGTAATAGTGGCCTTGGTAGTTTTGGTGACTCACCAGAACTTCTTAAAAGTGCCATAAACTATCTAAAACTCTATTCAGAGTAGGAGTGTGTCCCATTTTGATGACCGACAGTTATGGCATAGTCCCAGGCTTGACAACTTCGCGCGAAACCTATGAAGCAGAGTTTCGGTGGGGTTCTCAGTTTCAAGGTGTATTTACTAACGCCTTGATTGATGGCTCCTCACTTGACGTTGGGAACTCACCGACCTTTGAGCTTCGGCCTGGTCTCTTGCTAGGGCAGAACCTTACTACAGGTAAGTTCAAACCTTATGCAGCAGGCAATACAGACGGAACCGAAGTTGCTACTGGTGTCTTGATCGAAGCCCTACGTATGCAAGACTTTAGTGGCAACAACGTTGACCGCTTCTATGCGGTCTTGGTGGGTGGACCAGTCCAAGCTTCAAAGCTGCTAGGCTTAGACCTTAATGCTATCCAGCAGATGGACAAGTTTATCTTTGATACCTCACTCCGATTAACAGATATGCCAGGTGGTCACTGGTATCCGTTTAAGAGGTTCCAAACGAAGACTGCAAACTATAGTATCATAGCAACTGATAACTACAACCACTTCGACAACCTTGGTGCAAGCGCTGAGGTAGACATTACACTTCCACCAATTGCAAACGGTTACTACTTTGGATTCACCTGTATGGTGGACCAAACGTTTAAGGCTATATCAAATGAAGGCGCTAACATAGTTACGTTCAACAATGCTGTTGGAAACCAGGTATCCTACGCGACTCCTGGCTCACGTATTGGTGGAACTTTTCGTATCTATACAAACCCAGCCGCAACGAAGTGGATCGTGGAACAGATTGGTAGCAACACACTAACTGTGGCATAGAAAACTAGGTCGTTAAGAGGTGAAACATATGACTCTGAAGTGCAAAGTTATTGGGGCGTCGACAGGTGGTAGTGGAGTGACTACACTTCAGTTCAACCTGCCGTTTACTAAGGCTCAAGTTGAGGCCGTCGGCATTGACTGGCAAGCTTTATTAGCTGCAATTGAGCAGTATGGCTTGCCGTTGGTCCTGGGCGTGGTCCAGGACATCCTGACCAAGAACTATGCTGATCTCATCAACTTGGCATTGCTCTATGGAGCGCCATTGATCTTAGCGATTCTGGCAGCTCTAGGTGTTAATCCACCTGCGCCAGTTCTTGCTTTGTAGGGGTCAAGGCTAGTTATGACTACACCATTTATTGCAGGTTGGAGACGGCAACCCCTAGACCACCGAGACTACAGGTTTGTGGTTCCAAAGTCTATTACTGATGTGCTGCCACCGTCTATTGACCTGTCAGCAAATATGGGACCGAATTTAGACCAAGGTAGCCTTGGCTCGTGTGGTCCTAATACAGCTGATGAGTGTATTGCCTACGACCAGAAAGCAGAAAGCCTTTCCGTTGGTTCAAGTCGGTTGTTTACCTATTATAACACCAGAGCTATAATGGGGACCATTAACCAAGACTCTGGAGTTGATAATCGGTCGATGCTGAAGGCGCTGAATCAATATGGTTTTTGTGCTGAGACGACTTGGCCATACACTATAGCACAGTTCAAGACTAAGCCACCTCAGGCAGCCTATGATGAGGCCAGTGGCAACAAGATTGACAATTACGCGGCAGTAATTCAGTCATTATCCCAGATGAAGGGTTGCTTAGTCACGGGTCGTCCCTTCATATTTGGCTTCGACGTGTTCGACTCAATGCTCTCTGATTTAGTAGCACAAACAGGTATCGTTCCCGATCCAGGTGGGATGGTAGCTGGTGGCCACGATGTAACTATATTCGCTTATGACGACAACGGCTTTGGTGGTAGGATACAAGGAGGCTGCTTTAAGTTTAGGAACCACTGGGCTGGACCCAATAATGGTTGGTGGGGGGACAACGACTGTGGGTATATTAGCTATAACTATGCTACTAGCCAGTACGCTTCGGACTTCTGGGTAGTAAACGCCATTCCTCAAAATCCTCAGCCCTCGCCGTCACCAGCCCCGTCACCACCAGTACCGAAGAAACCGTGTCGTCGTCTGTATCGTGCTGGATATGAGTTTGGTCAGGCAGTGGTGGATGTGACTTGCTCCCTCTTTGCTAAACATTTTGGAGAGGAGAGATAGAAGCGTGAGGCAAGTTTTGTTTACTGTTCCTCTAGTTATAACTGGTTGCCTGCCTGACATCCAGCCACACCAGCAGACCGTTTATCGTCACTCTACTAAGTCGCTCACAAAGGAGGTGATGAAATCTGACCCATTACGGAAACTTGGTTCTCGATCCAAACTGGACCCCGCTGGGATTTGTGCGGTAGATGAGCCGGAGCAGCGGCTGGACACGACTGCGGACACCAGACGTGGGGCTGCTCCGGCTCACTTTCAACAGATGTTTATTAGTGAGGATAGAGCAAAACTGTATAACCAATTCTGGCCAAAAAGTACTGGCAACCGTCTTGCTGGACTCAAGGGGCGAGTGCACTGGTACGATGATGAGTCCATTCCTGCCGTGTATCAGGTGTGGGACCGTGGCCTGGCTGGGGGGTTTAGCCATGTTGGTGCTGCTGGAGACACTGCTAACAACGAGTTCCCTTGGAGAAATCCGGCTGGCGTGGCTCAAGGGTCAAACGTAAAGACCCTGCGATTTGTCAAGCTGACCGATAAGCCGATTCTATGGTGGAGAGGGGTAAGAGAGAATGGCAGCTTCGCTGCTTTCAAGTGGCGGTATCCAGAGGGCACGATCTTTGGCGAGGTTTTGCTGGTCTCCAGTCCCCAGGGGCTGGACCATACCTTTGAAGTGCGGACACGTGAGAAGAAAGGCGACGGTATGTGGACGATGCAAGCGTACCGCCCGTTCCCGACTCGTCAAGACCTCGACAAAGCGCTAAGTAAGCACGGTCTGGACACTGGCAACATGCGCGCTTTCTTCCGCCACTTGGACAGTGGACATCGGGCTAACGGCTTCGTTGCTGACGCCTGGTTGGCCCCGCTCAATCCGCTGCCAGCTGCTATAGTGTCCAAGCTGCTGGACGACACACCGTTCCAGCCGAGCAGAGGCAAGGAGTTTAGTGATGGGATTCCGACTGCTACCTCCACGCATTATTCCGTGGTCCCCGTGGGCTTTACGGCCGCGTTCGTGCCAGTTAACGACCAGAGCTGTATGCGCTGTCACGAATCCGCTGGGAGAGTGGTTAACCTGGACGGTGACGCTAGATGGCGACTCAGAGGAAGCGACGGTATATTCAGTTTCCACCCATTTGAGGCATCGAGCTTTAATATTCCCCCGGTGAAGTTGAGTAGGCGGTTGGTAGAAGCTGGGTTGTTGAAGGAGTGGAAGTAATGGAACTTGCAGAAAGTGAGCAACTAAGATGACCGAAGAAGTCAACCGATCCTTGACAGGTGGAACTACCACCTCGGCTTCAACACGTATGGAACCCTACGATGCCAGACCCATTTTTGTCGTTCGTGAGCCGGGCCAGCTCAGTCAGGCCATGACCAAGGCCGGTCACTCCGTCCGCGATGCCTTGCTGTTTACTGCTGTAGTAGTGGGCGCAGCCGCTGCTGGCTGGTGGGGTCACTGGTATAGTCAGCAGCTTGCTCTCCGTGGGGCTTACTCTGGTCAGCAGTTAGAGGCGACAGTAACCTTGCCAGGTAAAATAGAGGTGGAAGTGGGGGCCATCGGCACTCTCCAGGGTGAGACTGCTGGGAAGCGAATATCGTGGCAGAAGCCAGACGGTCTTAATGCTGAAGTAGTGGATGATAAAACCTTGCACGTTAGCTCCAGAAAGCTAGGTGAGTACCCGGTGGTTGGCTACTCAGCAGTCATTATCAACGGTGAGGCTGTGCAGACACCTATGAGCACTTGTGTGGTTCGGGTGGTGGAAGCAAAGGAATAACCGTAATGAGCACATGGCGTGGTTGCCGGTCTTGGTGATAGCATAGGGGGCTGTTTGAAGATAACTGCTCAGGATGACCCACTGCGTCGGGCGCTAGTGGAGATCATTAAACTGTTGAGTGAGGGTGGCACTGCCCCAGTCGTAGTTATGGAGCAGTGCCGCCTGCTTGCCCAACAAGCCCTAGCTTCGACGAAGGTGACGGCAAGATGGAAGGGACTGAAACTTCTAATACCAGAAGAGTGGTAGTTCTATTTTTCGGAGGGGGGTAGAGGTGAAGAATGAGCGTTCTATCGCGTCGAGACTTGCGATTTATGAAACGGGCTTTGCCAGAGGTGGATAGGGAGTTTATACAACTGAAACAGTCGCAGGCTACATCGGAGGTGGTGGCGATGGTCTGTTCTAGATACGTCTGCAAGAAAGTGGAGCCCAATGACATTGACAGCTCGATGTCCCCCATCATACTTTTTGAGCGCGTTGGTGACTATCAGCCTGGGTTTTTGATGGTGATGGGACCAGCACTGGCTGATTGTATAGTTGGTAAGATATATGAGGTTAGCATTCAGTCGGTTACTACTACGGAGTCCTAGTTATGTGTGTCAAGTATTGTAAGGTACAGGTGATTGGCAGCTACATCAAAAGCAGACTAACTGATTTGGGTGATAACCCGGACCAGATTGCTAAGTCGCTGCTGACTGCTGGTTATAAAGGCTATCGAGGAAGTGCAGATGGTTGCCCACTGGCCAGGTATTTTATGTCCTTCCTGCCTGGGTTTTACCAGACATATTGGTATCAAGCACACGCTCATATCGGCTGTAATAAACTGGACTACTCTCTACCTGCTGCCGTCTCAGAATTTGTGCAGAGGTTTGACGCTGGACACTATCCGTATCTGGAGGAGCAGAGATGAAAGTTCTATTGATTGTCGCCTTGGCTGGCGGCTTAATCGCCGCCATGAAGAATCTCGACTTCAAGGGCGCCTGAAAGGGCGGCGCTTGCTCTGGCGTGTCCAGAGCTGCTGGAAGCTCGTTCGCTCAATTAGGAGTAAGAGATGTTAAACTCAGTGTGCACACGATGCCGCTCCTCACCACGCGGACTGTGCCAAGTGTGCAGAGACAGCTGGCTCCGGTCCCTTCAAGCCCAACGACGGACAAGGAACCGGAAGCGACCACGTCTCAACGGCCGGTTGATCCGGCGTCACTGTCAGGAGCATTGGTTGGGCTGACCACCGGTGACTTACCACTTATGGACCGCTCAGCTAGTGTTAGCCGATATAGCCCAGGAGTACGGACGAGTGATCGTCAGGCTCGTTCAGGCAGTTACCATTATGGTAGTCGTGGAGGCTATAGCTATGGTAGTGGCAGTCGGCGGCTATTGGGACGGAGGCGGTAATGATTGTGAAGTTGTAAAGGTGCAACGGTGAAACTTGACTACCTAATGAAAGTGAGGTTCGACATGCGTAAACTCCTTCTCCCCATTACTCTGATCGCTCTACTACCGTCAGCCCTAACGGCTAACCCGCCAGTGACGGTCCAGTCTGCTCCTCAGGTAACGGTTGAAAAACAGATTATTCCTGGCCAGACCATTGTGACTCCGCCCCGAACCATCGTTATCCCCGGCACTACTATCCGCACACCGAACACGGTGATCCTGCGGAAGACGGTAACGTTCCAGCAAGTGCCAATGGTCGTGCCTTTCGCAGCGGTACGAGTTGCCCGTTACCCCTTGACCGTTGCGGTCGCCAGTCCCTACACCCCAGTAGTCGGTAGGGTGGCGTTCCGTCGTGGCTACGGGGGTTACGGAGCGGTACCGGTGCGTGCGTTCGCCCCAGTACGACAGACGCTTAGGTTCCTAGTAGGTGCACCACCGCTGGTGAGATACAGATAAGAGCGCAGTTAGGTATCAAACCTAATACGTATCTCGTCTATGGCTTTAGAAGGCGAGAGCAAGAGTGGATAGGTCAAAGGGTCATATAGGGAGAAAAGATTGACCATTCACGAAATCGACTATGCTGTGTGGAGGTGGTTCCAGAACCACCACAACACCTGGACTGACGGGCCGATGCGCGATGTAACCAGCCTTGGAGGTATGACTGTGACCTGCGCTGTACTTGCAGCAACAGTACCAGACTTCTTCCTGTTGGGACAGGAACGGGAAGCCTGGACCTTTCTTGGCTTCGTGCTCGGCTCGTCAGTTCTAGTGTCCGCTCTAAAGTTGCTAATTGGTGTGCCATGTCCACCAACCTCTGGTCCGTTTTACCCAGCGTCTCCAGAGTTCGCGCCACCTCACCTGCCCTGTATGCCTAGTGGACATGTGGTTAACACATTAGTCCTGTGGGGGTCATTGCTAATGGTGTGGCTACCAGACAGTGGTCAAGAATGGAGTGTTAAGAGCTATTTGCTTAGCTGTGTTCTGGTCTTAGGTGTGGTCGTGGCTCTGTCCCGTGTATACCTCGGCGAGCACTGGTTGAGTGATGTGTTAGTTGCTTATCCTATTGGTTGTAGCGTGCTGGGGGCAGAGTGGTTTATATTAGAAAAGCTCCAATGTAGATAACATTAAAACAAGCGATTGCTAGTAGTTCCTCAAAAGGAGAGTAACGATGACTGTTAGCCTACATTCACTACTTACACCTCAGGTTATTCTGAAGGCCGTGTCTCGCATCCGAAAGTTCCAAGGCCGCCTTGGACGATGGGTTGGGTTTCAACCTAATAGATTTAACCCCGATAATGTCTCACTGGAAGGACCGAATGTTCGGTATGGAGATACGCGCTTTGCAACCTTCAGACTTGACGACGTGACTCGTGTCGTATCGAAAGGTAGAGCACCAGGAACAGGACCAGCTTCAGTTGCTGTCAACCCAGTTGGTGACGTGCGAGTGTCCTGTGCTCGATTCCACGAGAAGGCCAGACTTCTTGGTGAGTTTCTTGGGAACTTGAGTCCCATTCTTGGACCGAACTCTCAAATTGACACTGGTGGCCAGTCCTATATTGCTCGGCAAACTGTTCACTTAGCTGAGAAGTACAATAATACTGTTGAGCTGATGACGACTGGTATGTTTCAAGACAACCTGTACTTTCAGCTTAGCGGTGATAACCTGCTACCAGTTATTGGCGCTCCAGTGTCACCCGCTATCGGCATACAGATACCGTTCCAGATTCCAGCGGGAAACAAGAACCAGCTCAACTTGACAGGAAGTGGTAACATCATCCAAGTCGGTTGGCAGAATACTGGAGCAGCACTCATTAAGAACTGCCTCCAGGTTCAAGCCGGTATGACCCAACTTAGTGGGTATCAACCACGTCACTTCTGGATGAACTCAATTATGTGGTATAACGTCCTTCTTAATGCGGAGGTACGTAATACTGCCGGAAGTGCAAACACACCGTTTGCTGAGTACGAGCGAGTAACTGAGAACGCTTATGATGGAATGCCAATGCCTGAGTTCAGCGCTATTCTACGTGGTTTACCCTGGGTAACTTGGCATATTGCAGATGACGTCATAGTTACTGGTGGCGATATTGACCCGATTTGGCAGAGTTCCTCCGGAACTACAACTGTTAAGGTCTGTCCAGACAATACAATGATTATAGCACCTGACCCATCTCCTGACTGGACTGAACTATATCAAGGAGCCGAGTATGTTAGTGAGAATGCTGGCCAACCTATGACCTTGAAGCGTGGATATACGTTCTGGAAGGAGTGGGTCACTCAACCATCGTGCATTGAGTTAATTGCTCTTATGAACGCAATTCCTTTGCTGTATGTCCCAAAGAGTATTGCGTTTGCAACTGTAGCTGGGTTCTAAATAGAATGGTGATAATGGTGATGCTGCGAACTTTTCCAGTCTCATTACTGGTCGTCCAAATAACTCTAGGTATAGCATCAGGTGTTATAGTGGTTTTGGGTCAGACGGAAGTATCCAATCAGACTACTATGCTAGGAGCCTTAGTTGCTGGATTTACTTTAATGACCGGTCTAATGGTATGGGTCATTAAGAGACTACTAGACACTACGCTACCAGGAGTGGAGAAAATGGCCCGTGAAGCTCAAGAGAGAACTGGAATAGTATTCCAGCAGACAATAGAACGTATAGCCACCAACTGCACACAGGAGTCACACGAGACTCGTGAGGCATTTGCTAAAGAGCTGAGTGAGATTCGGACTGCTGCCCGTGCTGACCGTGAGCAAATGATAAACACTATTAACAAAAGCAACGAGTTATTTATTGATCGAACTATGAATAAAGCCAAGAGTTAATAAATGCCAATTACCTATACTACCCTATTTACTACACCACAAGACATTTGGGACGTCTTAAGTGTTGAAGGTGTAGACCTTAGACAAGATGACCATAATCTTGCTACAGGGTCAGTAATATCAACAACTGCTGATGCCCTGATAGGTGCAACGAGTATTGCAGTACAAGGGCTTACTGCTCCGTTACTCCGAGGCACTCAACTTACATTTGATGGCGCTCAAATGCCTGTCCCAGTGACAGTAACATTAAGTGCAGTTGGCAACATAAATGATGTAAGTATAAGTACTGTGGCACTAACTACACAAGTGAATAATGGTGCCCAGGCACGAGATAGCGGAGTTAATGTGGCAACAGGAAACCGCCTTAATGTAGCTTGTCGTAAAGGAACCTCAAGGGTTAAGCTGTACTGTAACCAACGATATGATGATAGCCAGCTTAAACTATCTGGTACAGTACTTGATTGGGCAACAATAGCCGCAGCAAAGTTTCTCTGTGGTAGACGTGCTCAGGGGTGTCCAAAGAGTATTGCCGAAGAATATAAAGAGGATACTGAAGAACTCCAGATGGTACAGTCTGGAGTTCTTAGTATTGAAGATATAGGCACTCGTGGAGTGGATTGGCCAACGGTGGTGAACATTACAGTAAACCCAGCGTATGACTTCCAGCGTGCCAGAGTCGAACCAAACATGAGTGAGCAGACACCAACAGCGTACAACCAGTTCATCGACTGGAATAGTGCGGCTTGGATAGAGTTCTAACAAGGAGCAATAATGAGCATTGCCTATGTTAATGCCCAGTCAACCACTGGTATTACCACTGCAACTGCACCCGCAGCACCAAACACAACTTGGAATCTGACATCACTCCAGATTAGTCAGGCAGGTCCAACAGTGGGGGCAAGCGCTAAGGTAACTATTTACGACGGTGCAGTTGGTGGGAATGTAATTTATGCTGCTTTCCTTAGTGCGCCTGGTGCTGGAGGTGGAGGAGCTACTGCACTTCCGGGAGTTGCTGGTCTCGGAAGTAGTGTTGGTGTCATCCAAGACATTCCACTCCCAAGGAGTCCACAGGGTATTCAAGGGATTCAAGGAACTCCTGGCAATGCAATGAATATCCAAGTTGTTGGAACTGGTGCTAATGCTGTGAGTATCAACGCCCGGTTCTCTGACTCGTTCCCAGGGTAACATGGCGCTTGCAAACATAGTACCAACAGCTGGGTCAGATGGGATTCCTTACTGCACCAATGTGCCTCTTACTACTACAGAGGCACACCTTGGTGACTTGATAAAGAGTCCTGACCCCATTGCTGTTGAGTATGGACAAGTTATTGAAGCAGTGGTAAGGTTCACGGTTAACGGACTTCTTACTGGAAATCTTACTTATGTGGTGCTTCAAACAGATATGGGTGATGGTAACTGGATTGACGTTGCTTGGATAGTATCTACTCTATCGCAAGGCACAGCTACATTTGTAATAGCCGCTGGTGGGTTAGGTATATGGAACACAGTTATCCAGCAGTCACGTACTGTAGGACAACCTCCGACCCCACAGTCAAACGGTTCTAATGCAATACCACTTGGTGGGCGAGTTCAGTTTGTTGGGAAAGCTACCTCAACAGGTGGTAGTAGTAGCGTGGCCGGAACAACTGCTCAAGTGTTGGCTAGTATTACATGCAAACTGATGACACCAAGATAATTATGGTAATAACTGATACCGTAACTCATGTGGCCGGAGTAATAGCAAAGATAGAACATAGATTCGTTCAGCGATGCTGTGTATGCGGTGAGAAACTTGCAGACAACAAAGATCCTTCACTTAGTACCTTCTGGTCTGAGGGGGAGTTAGTGAAGATGAAGAACGGAAGACTTCACAACATTGGACGTGAACTAACTACTATTAGAAGGCTTCCACTTGACTTCTGTGTCTCTCTGGTTGAGATATGATAGAAAACACTATACACGTCAGAACCACACGTGCTGCACTTAGGGAGGTGATCGCAAAAATCCCTGAGGCAGCTAGGTCTGGTGGTGCGACAGCAGACAGGATGATGGAGCGCTGTGGACTTGCAGCGCTTGGATTTATACACAAGGCTTTTATAACTAAGGCACGTGGCGGAACTGATGAAGCCGGTGATAGATGGACGCCACTCTCGCCTAAGACTATTGCATACAGCAAGACACGAAAGCGTGGAGAAGGTGGAAGGACTAAGACAGAAAAAGCTAGACCCTCTAGACCGTCCCAAGCCCTAACAAAAATGCAACGGGAACGTTGGTGGGAAGTCTATCGTAGAGCCTTAGCTAAGTATAGAGGTGATAAGGCCCACGCTGCTGCTACTGCTTGGTTTGTCCTAAAGAAGCAGGGAGCTACGACTTTGTTTGAGAAGTACAGTGGGCGTCAAATAGACATTCTCCGAGATACTGGTCTATTGCTTAATAGCCTCTCTCCTGGCACTAAAGTCGAGGAGCAGATATTCCAGATAGGACAAGGAGAAGTTATAGTAGGCACAAACCGTAAAGGATGCTCAACACACCATGAAGGTAAGGGACACGTGCCACAGCGTCGATTATGGCCACCTCCAAGTAAGTGGCCATCAAACTGGTGGCTTAATATAGTCGAGCAAGCGCGTGACGGCTTAGTAGCTATCACAGCACAACTTATAAGGAGTGCAAGAAGATGAGTAGGAGCAACAGTATCATCAGGATTAACCGGAAGGGTAGAAAGAAGTTTGCCTTTGGAGACGATGGTGAACCTTTCGAGGTAGATATAGTTGAAGCCTTTCAGCGTTGGATTAACATTGACGACGAGTTCCGACCTGCGGAAATTGATGAGGAAGGTAATAGGTTAATACCTAAAGAAAGGATGCCTGAGTACCATGAGGCTGCAATAGGCTTTGTGAGGGAATTAAGTGGAGACGAAGTTAGTAAGGCTGAAGCACTTGACTTTCTTGCTCGCCTACGTGAACAATATGATGAGCTTGCCCTTTTTTTTCGACCCAAATCGTTGGAAGAGCGCGGCTTGCTCGATACTTCGGAGGAGGCTCACTTGGAGCTTCGATTCTCGGAGGAGGACTCAGCGACTTCGAGGAATTAGTCCTTCAGATAACTATGCCAAAAGTGCAGGCATGGGAGAAGCTTAATGACTCAGACTACTGTAGTAAACTCGATATGATCCAATTCTATAACCTGTTACTTGAAGCTGGATACTCTCAAGAAGTGGCTCAAAAGGGTGCATCACAGCGAGGGTGGGAGCGGTTGTGTGCAGGGGTTTTACTGTAAGGGCTTATTAAATGGAAAGTGGTTACCAAACGGGACTGACGACTAGCTTATGAAGACAGAACTTGAGAGCTTTGACGGCTTAGACACCCGCAAGGAGATAATGATTCTTCTTCAGCGCCTTGGCACAGATAACCACCGTGCAAGGTTTTTAGAGTCGCTTATACCTCTTTCCCTCAAAGGGTTTGCGGGATGCCTGATGAAAGTAAAGGGGAAATGTGACCCTGTAACTGCATATTACATGTTAGTAGGGATTACTAATGAGTTAGGAGTATCTATTAACCATGCAGCTGTGCTATTAGACGCTGTTGTAAGTGGTCATCTCACTATTAAGGAGATGGCAGAAGCTATAAGTGCAGTAAAGTGTAACACAGTGGAGCAGACGGTTGACACTGTTGTATATCGTCCAGGGTACATGGGTCCAATAGTGTGATAGATACTCTTCTATATGCTGTGAGAGATGGAATCCGCAGCGCTGGGTTTGGTTATGACAAGGCATCCTGTGAGATTATGGATAACGGTAAGCCACCACCACGATGTGGAAACTTTTTTGTCTCAGTACACAGTGGAAGATCAAAGCCAGGGAGTGCTAATGGACGGAACCTTCACGAACTATTTGGCTTCTCTGTAACCTTGACTATGCGGATAACAGTGCCACTTGACCGGGTAGGTGACCAGCAGATAGCTCGTAACTTGGCGTTAGTACCATTAGGGTTAAGACAGGGTTTCAATGCTAAGGTGGAGCAACTACGTGGGTATTTGCACATGAATTGGGGTATAACAGTACTCACTGGCCAGACTCCAGCTAGTGCTAATGACAATATATCAGCATGGGCAACTGGAACTGTTTATGGCTTTTTTATACCAGCTGCTTATCAGGGTGAGACTATCCCTCGACTGGAGGGTGCTGCTTGGTTCGCTGCTGAAGATCCAGAGTCTGACGAAGTTGGTATAGTGTGTGAACTTCAATATGACGGCGCTGAACGCTTTCAACCACAGACTTTACCAGTTGGACCATTTGTATGAGGTGAACTTTGGATCAAGTACTTGATATGGGTGGTATGACTACCTTAGTGCACTTTACTTATTGCTTACCAGATACAGATGAAGAGTGGAGGATTGCTTGTATGCCAAATGCAATAGAGTTTTGTCAGACTCAGTATCATCCGAACTATCAACGTACTAATGATGTACGTGCTGTAAACTGTTTAGCTTGTGAACAGACACCTATATTTAAGAAACATAAGGACGAGTTGGATAATGCACTTAGAAGGCTTGAATAATACATTTAGGAGGTAGCACACTATGAAACATAGAAAGAAGCGGATTATTAGTATAAAAGTCCTTCCTGGCGAGCCACTTGATGGGACTGGACGAGTGTGTATTCACCTATTCGTCCAAGATGAACATGGACCATTTGAAGAACCACACGCAGTGCATCCAGTCTTTGAGAGTGGCGAACAGGTGAAGCAGATGGTATCTTGCAAACCAACTCGGGGACGACTAGCCTGTGACGGGAAGCGTCTTCCTACTCCAGTTGTGAAGGGGAATATAGTTGTTATAACTCCTCGTACAGATGACCCCAGAGCCGTGACTTGCTTAAAGTGCAAGGAGTCAAAAGAGCACAAGGAAATGATGGAGAAGTTCCTAAAGTAAGAGAGGTGACCTATTGCTGTTACAGGTTTAGTTATTCCAGTGTCAGGGCCATATACCGCTACATGGAACGCTTTCACTCTTGGAACTCAGAATGATGATGGTTATATCCTTGCTGGGGCATTTCAAGGACAAGAAGTTGCCGCCTCTGATGCCTATGGTATGACGCTAGTAGAGGCTATTTGGCGTGGGATTAACTGGCGTATACGCTTTAGAGGACTTGAGTTTAATAGGACAGGTATTTTATCTGCTATACAAGCTTTTGGTTCAACTGGAGCACCTTCGACTACATTCACACCAATACTTGCAAATATAGGTGATAGATTTAGCAAATATACTCAGCCACTCGTATTGACTGCGATACTTGGAAACCCACCAACTTTTGTACAGACTTTTACCGCTAATGGTGCAGTTATAGCGCCACAGTCGAATGTTGAATACTTAATGACTAGCAAAGTAAGGGAAGCACCATTCGAGATGATATTACTTCCTTACTCCGCAGTTGTCGGAAGTCTAACAGTAAACCTATCATTTACTACAACTTAGCAGATAAATGGCTGATGAAGCTGTACTCCGTATTGTAGTCGAAGAGGGCGGTCGTATAGGACCGTCGAGAGAGACCCCATCGGAAATTGGTCGGCTAAAAGAACCGATAGCCCCAAGCACTTCTACACAGCCTCCAGCTCCTGATGACTACCTAGTTGCTGAAGCTAAAGCCGCTCTACAAGTAACTCAAAAGCAGCAGACAGCCGCAGCTGCTCAGGAGAAGAGAGAAGAGAAGCTTCTAGAGTTAGAAGCTAAAGCAACTTTAGACGTGATACGAAAGAAGGAAAAAGGAGACAAGGAACTTTATGAACTGCAACTGGCAGCAGCTCAACGTGCTGTTAAAGCTGAAATAGAATTAGAAGATAAAGAGAGGAAGCTAGTTGAGATTGAGGCACAGGCCGCACTTAAAGCGCTTCGGAAGCGACAGAAGGAAGAAGAAGAGGCGCTTCCTGAAGCCTTGCCAGTTTTTGACCCACGTAAAGAGGCACGTAAGAGACGTGAGGCTGAACGTAAACGTGCCCAAGTCAGAGCTGCTTATAAAAAGGAATATGGAGAAAAGGGAAAGTCACCGTTTGATGACATTCTTAAGGTGGCTGATTCCCTTAGAGGAACAATAGGTGGTGTTACTGGTACAACTGTTGGGGCTCTTTTGGATGTAGTAAGTGGTCTTCGCAAAGCTCAGAAAGGGGTAGAGAGGGATAAGAAGGAGCGCGATTTATTATCTGAGGCTGTGGAACCTGCTACTACTAAAGCTGCGGAACCTATTGAGTCTACAAGGAAGTCTGTCGAAACAGCAGAAGTAGCTGTGGAGGATGCAAAGAAGTTAGGAACTAGAGAGTCTGTTGAGACTGCAAGGAAAGCTATTGAAGATGCAAGAAAAGCTGTTGAAGCTGTAAAAACTACTAAAGCTGCGG